TTATTTAACTGTAATCAAGCCATCTGGCTCTACTGTGAACTCTGGCTTGTCTGCCATGCTACCGTCTGGTTTGAGGTAGTACCAGCCTGTTCCGTCTGCGGACTGGACGAAGGCGTTTGATACCATAGCGCCTTCTTTAGCGTCTAAGTAGTACCAAGTGTCCTTGTACTTGACCCAGCCTGTCTTCATGGCACCTTCTACATCAAAATAGTACCACTTGTCAGCGATTTTCTTCCAGCCTGTGGCCATTTCGCCTGATTGGTCAAAGTAGTACCAATTACCGTCTGTGTGCTTCTTCCAGCGGTCTGAAAGCATATAGCCTGAGCCATCGAAATAATACCAGGTACCGTTGATTTTCTCAAACTTATCTTTTGGATAAGAGCCGTCTGAGTGTACGTACCAGTAGCCAGTGCCATTTTTCTGCCAGCCTGTTGCAGCTCTCAAGCCGTTTTCGATGTCTTGCTTAAACTGTTCACGGCTAATGTCCCATTTAGCAAGATATGGATATGGATCCACATGGTCTGAGTGGTTGTTTGGTTGGTTATTGGTACAGTATTCATGCGTCTTGATACCTGCCAAGTCGTCTGTATCAAGAGTCTTCGGCAAGCCTGCTTCGTCCGCTAGATTGCGTAGCAATTCGATATAGAGGCGGTAGTCCGTCATGAACTCTTCTTTAGTTGAATGGCTTTCAATCAGTTCAACCGCTGCGTAACTCTCAGTATTCCAACCGCCCCCAACATCCCAACTTCCGTTGTTCACAGGACCTACTTGCATGACACGGCCGTTTCCGACAACATGTGAAAAGAACCCTAGTTCAGGGTCCTTTCTATAGTGATAATCCGCCTCATTTTGAGCTGTTGAGTTACGGTTGCCTGTTGAGTGGGCGTGTACTTGTCGATAAGGCTGCACCCCAACCTGTGGCAAGCCTGTTCGTAGTCTGTTTCTATCGATATCCATTACTCTTGTCCTTTCCAAGCGTCGTTCATCTGCTTCACGGCTGACTCCACAAAGGTGTCTAAGTCCTTGTCCGTCATACTGATATTGTATTTTGTAAGCTCAGCACGGACTTTAGCACGAGCCTGTGCCAGTTTTTCATCTCCCTTGTAGCCAGTTTCAGCAGCTACCTGCTCCACGGCATTAACTGCGTTCTTAGCCAAGATTTCAACAATCTTGATAGTCTTTTCTCCACCTTTTTTGACGAGGTATTCCTTGACTGCCTTGACTGCGATACCAGCCAAAATAACAAGGATGCTGATTGCTCCATTAGTAATGATTTCAGTAATTTGTTGCATTTGTTATTCTCCTTTTTTCGTATCATCATCTTTTTCAAGTAATCGCTGAAATACTTTTACAATCGGCTGAAAAAGAGTAACATTTCCTTTTAATTTGCGGTAATTTTCAATGAGAGATTGAAAAGTAAATGCGATGTACCCGAGATAGATTGAGTGCAAGAATACAAAACCTGTCTTTTCAGGCAACAAAACGGACGCCGGAATGAGGATCATCAGTAAGAGAACCCCTGAAATCTTACGAAGGAGCCCGTTAATGCCGATTTTGCTCTTGTACTCGATGTCAGGATTGATAATCGCCGCAATCGTCCCTGTGACAAAATCAATGATTTCCATTGAGACAATCAGTGCTAGAGCGTACAAGACCAAACCATCTTCAGTCTGTACGACACTTCTTAGAAAATTGAAAAATTCAATTTGCATACACACCTCCTATTCTTTAGGTTTTACCGTTGGATCCGTCCAGTCAGGATTGCCCTCTGCATCAAATTTCATGATATAGAATTCATGATTCAACAGAACGGCTACGTTGATTGTTGCGATTGTACCACCCCACTGGTTGAACGCCCAAACGGTTTCAACATCCTTTAATTGGCGACGGCCATTTACGATCACAGGACGTTTTTGAACGTCACGATACATATAGAAGTCATCGCTTACATTCTTGCAACGAATGAACTCTCCATTTTCTTTCATGTAGCGCAAAGCACTCGCAAGATCAAATGGTTCTGTGATTTTTGTAAGGTCTAGTAAGTTATCTGTGTTTTGAATTGTTTCTGCCATGTCTATTCTCCTTTGTCTGCTGGTTTAGTTTGTTCATCAAGCAGAGCTTCCAGCTCATCCACTCGTGCTTGAAGTCTTTGATTCTCTTCCCTTTGCTCATTCAACTGAATACTCAAGATATTACTTGTAATCATCGAATTTGTTGAAGTTGTTGACATTTCACTAATTGTCATTTGTAAGGCTTGGTTAAGCTGTTCTGTGTTCATTTTCTAAGTTCTCCAATCTGTGTGTTCGTTTTCTATTTTCAAGAGCAAGCTCCTGAATTGCTTTAAAGTGCGATATTGGTCAACATGTTGTTATTCATGCTATTGTTTTCTCCATTTTTTCTATTTTTTGATTTAATTCTTGAATAGCCTTGATTAAGTAAGGAACTAAAGCGGTATAGTCAATATGCAGATAGCCATCTGGATTCTCAGGATCTCGTGAGACAATTCTTGGAACGATGGTTTCAGCCTCTTGAGCTATTAGACCAATCTCCTCATGTTTCTTATTTTCGATGAAATCAAATGCAACCATTCTTAATCTGTTGATTTTATCCAAGGCTTTCACAGCTGTATCTGTGATGTTCTCTTTTAAGCGTCTATCTGATTTTTGTTCCATCCAATACTTCACGCTACCGCTACCGACCTGATTCCACCAAACAACCGCATTCCTTCCGCCTTTGGGATTCCAACCATCACCAAGCACATCTTTACTTCCAAGTTCGATACCATTTGAAAACACAGGAGAACGAGAAAAAGTAGTATTCCCATAGAAGTTTGCTCTCGATGAATTCGAAAAATCCACTTGATCATAAAAACCGACTTCATTCCTACAGTACATTTTCCCATCAGTATTGACGTTCCATGCTTTAGGCCCGGCATAGTTCCAATTATTTCCCCAGTTCGCCCAGAAGGCTGTCCGGACTCCATGCCCGGCACCATTCCCCATACCAACAGAGAACTGATTGACACCTGAAATCCAGCGACCGCCACCCTGGTCAAATTGACCAAGTGTGAATCCACCGATTCGGCCTTGATAGGCTTCTAGGAAGGTTGAGCTAGAAATGACGGACTCAACCTTAGTAGAGAAGATACGTTTAGATATCAGTTCGTAAATAAAAGCATCAGTTGCAGTTAATTTTTTAATAAGCGCATTGTCAACTTTCAACTTCTCAGCAGTTACCGCTTCAGCTTCTAATATCGTAGTCGTGACCGAACCAGCTTCAAAATTGGCCGTTTTGAGCTTATCAACCATGGCAGACTTGATGACTGCTCTGTCAATCAGGGTCTCTCCAGTGATGTGGGTCAATTTCCCAACGAAGCGGTTATGTCCATTGGCGCCAAGATTGATTCCAGAGATGATATCTCCAGCCGAGTTGATGTTTTCAACTACCCATGAGCCAGCTAGTTGAGTCATTTTTGTTTGCGTTGCTTCAAGCTTCTTATTCGCATCTGCGACTGCATCTTCTGGATGTGGTTGCCATGTTCTAGGTTTATAACCTTTGTACAAGTCAACTTCTGTAATATACAAATCAGCTGTTCCTGATGATGAGCCATTGTTATCAAAACGAATGTAAGCATTATCCATTTCTCCGGAATTAAAAGTTACTGAGACATCTTCGCATCTAGAGGTAGATAGTTTCTTGCTGCTAACAACTTTCTTAACGATTGTGAATCCATCGCTCTCGCCTGCTCTTCGTCCCAAAATATAAACATCATAGCTTGCGAGAGCACTGTTGTTAAATCCTCTAAAATTCAGTACATAGTCAGTATTTCGTTCAAGATTAAAACGGTGACTATACAAAAAGTTTTCGTTTTTAGTTGCATTACTTAAACGCATAAGGTCTTTCTGCCCGTTGTGATAAAAGCTATGCTTAACCAATCTTCCTAAATTTTGAGTTGAGCCCCATTCATTCGTAGCATTTTTAAAATCACTATTCTTAATGAGGTTAGGGCCGCTTACACTATATTTCCCAACCTCAACCTGAAACAGTTGATTGGTCAGAGCCATGCGAGCAACCTTATCCGCAATTCCATTTTCAGTATTGCCCAAAATCCGCTCGTAAAGTTTACTGGTTTCCTTAACACGCTGGAAGTCAGTAGTCTCTACTTTTCGTGCTAGTTGATTGGTCACATTCGCAAATTGACTATCAGCATTCGCTTTGTTTGTAGCGACCTGAGTCTTTAAATTTGAAATCTGATTATCTGTGCCTTGCTTATTACTGTTTATCCGATTTGAAAGATTTGAAATCTGAGTAGTGGTTCCTTGCTCACTGCTTGTAAGTCTATTTGATAGACCACTGATTTGACCGCCCACATCTTGCTTATAAGTAGTTATCTGACTTGAAATATCCGTGAACTTACCATCTACAGATTGACGATAGCTAGCGATTTGACTAGCGATGTCTTTATTCGCACTAGTTTTAACAGCTTCAATCCTCTGATTGATACCCTTAACATCTTCTTGATAAGTAGCCTTACCAACGAAATCACGATTGACCAGCTCACGGACTGCTGTCGCTTGTCTCGTGCTCTCCTCACGAGTATAGCGCTGTAGGGCTTCCTGTCGCTGACCGTCTTTATTTACATATTCCTGAATAGCTGATAAATCGGTTCGCAAGCCCTGAGCTGTCCGCTCAAAGGTAGCCTTAGCTTCAGTGATGAGACCATCAGCGTCCTCAGGCGCAGGACTCCAGTCCGTCGCCACACTACCGATTTCAACCTTGATTCCTGTTACCCAAGCTGTACCGCTTGTAGCACCTTCAAGATTGAATCGCAATGATGTCTTCAATTGATCAAAATTTGTTTTTTCAGAGTAGTCATAAGTGAATGTAATATATTTCCAATCTGCCGAACCTTTATACATACCAAGCGTAGCATAATCTGGACCACTCTGTACTCCGGTCTCACTATTTTTTCTAAAAAGATAATGTTTGAAGCAATTAAATACATTCCAAAAATTTCGACCTTGGACTACATTTTCGTACTTGACCCAAGCGCTAAAAGTAACTTTTTGATACAACCTTGAGCTGAAATCTGGTTCAATGTTGAACATTAAAGTAGAGTTGTTCTCTAGCCTATAGCATTCTTTTTGACCTGTGACGTGGTTTTCAGGTAATTTTTCAATTACAGCTCCAACCGTCTTGGATTTTATCCATAGATTCCGTCCTCCCACCTTCATTTTTGAAAATTCTTCACGCAATTTCCCGGCTTCAGATACAACTAGAGTCTTATCTGCTTTATCCTTGGTTGCGTTCAGGATTTCTTGACGTATAGAGCCGGCTCGCACCTCAAATTCAGCCTGACTCAACTTCTGATTTAGCTTGTTCTGCGTGTCTGTCTCAAGACTCTTCACAGATTGCCGGATATTCTCAGCAGTCACATTGAGTGCGCTGATATCCACTTTGGTTCTAAGCCCTTCAGTCAAGCTTCTCACACCAGCGTCGAGCGAGTTGGCTCGTTGTTTAAAGGTCGATTCTACTGTTGAAATCTGACTATAGAGAAATGCGCTTTATTTCAAGTCTAGGGGGTAAATTCCCTAGTATAGCGGTATTTGTGACTTGATTCATAACCGATTTATAAAATTTGTGGACTTTTTAGGAACTTTTTAATTTTTCAATGGATTTTTCATAAAATGAAGTAGCGTTTTTCTTGTTGTCTTTGGATAAGTGGCTATATGTATCCATGGTTATTGATATTTGAGAATGCCCTAGCCTTGTTTGTATTTCTTTGTAAGGCAGTCCAGCATTGAGCAAGATACTAGCGTGAGTGTGGCGGAAAGCGTGGAATGTTAAACGAGGGCAGTCAGAAAGTTTTAAATGTTTCTCAAGTCTTGACCTAAGCGCCCTAGCGTCTCTATATTCGTCAAAGGAATTAGAAAATACTTTTTCATAAGTCAAGCCTATTTCTCTACCAACTTGCGCTTGTCTATTTTTGTAAAGTCGCAGCATGAGCACCGTCTTATTATCCAAGTCAATTACCCTAATACTTGATTTAGTTTTAGGGGTAGTGACTTCTTTTTCACAGTTTAGAGTCTTATTTACGTCTAGTGTACCGTTTTGTAAGTCAATATCAGACCATTTGAGGGCTAAACACTCACGAATACGCAAACCAGTCGCTAAAAGCGTCTTATATAGCACCGTATCGTAGAAATTTTTGTAAGTGTTTGGCAGCTGCTCCAGGTAAGTCAAGAATTTTTTTAAGTTATCATCATCCAGATATTTCAGTTTTTGCCCTTCTTTTTCCTTACGACGTGGCACGATAATATCACGGGCTGGGTTGAAGGGGATAACTTGCAAGGATACGGCATATTTAAGTATTCGTTTATTTAGCGAGTTAAGTTGCGGATACTCTTGGTAACCTTTGCCTAGTTGATTGTACTCTTTTGCCCATTGATTAACTTGCTTTTGAATAACCGGGGGTGTTAGCTTATCTAGTTTGTAGTCTCCAAAGGCTGGAAGTAGATAGTTATTTAGTCTACTCTTGATTATTGTAAGTGTTGCCTTTTTGACTGTATGGCAGTATGTTTCCAGCCAATTCTCCACCAGTTCGGCATAAGTTTTTATCTCCACCGCCTTATATACTGTTGAGCCTCCTTTTTCAAAGTCTATTTGAGCCTGTAGTGCTTTGGCTTTGAGTTCTCTCTTGGTTCGCCCTGATATAGTCGTCTTGACTTTCTTACCTGTTACGGTATCGATACCAAGATAGACGCTAGAGCGATAGACTGTAGTACCGTCTTTTTTTGTGTATTCTGTTATTTTCATGGTTTTACTCCTCTTCCATCAGCAGGCAAGCAATTAGAAAAGATTTTGAGTTTATACCATGCGAGGGGCTACGAGAATACCCCTATTTTCGATTTTAAGCAGTCAGACGGTAAATTGTACCAGAATATGAAACAAGGCGGATATGGGGCTTATATGGGGTTGTTTGTGGTGGGTGTTTTCTAGTTCAATCTGACTAAGATTGTTTGATAAAGATATTTCATTCACTCTCTAATTCCTTTCTTCTGCCGACTTGGCACGCTCCTCTAGCTGTTGACGATTCTGGAGGGCTTCCTGGTAGTTTGCTGGCATAACAGGAACTTCTTTCACGATTTCCTTAGTCGGTTCTTGCCCCTTTTGCAGTTCCATTATTTTTCTTTTAGCTGCAGAAAATTTTAATTTCAAATCTTGCAATTCTCTGACCGTTGGGTTATCACCTTGCTCAATCCTGTCAATTTGAGCTTGTTTCTCCTCTGCTGGAAGAGTTGCAATGAGATAAAGGGCCTTTGTCCCCAAATTTGTGTACGTGCCCAAATTTGGAATCTCTTCAGCTATTTTTATAAATCTACTTGCTTCTGCTCTAGCAATTCCTATACTCTCTACCCAACTTCCAAATTGACCGTGGGTAAGATTACGTTCTTTGACATATTTCAGTCGTTTGCCGATTTCCCAGATTGACTGCCCTGCAATTTGTTTGTGATGGGTGTTTTTGATATAATGTTTTCGCCCCCTCAATTTAGAGAAGGGAGGTGTTATATATGCTAGAGTTGTTTTCCCTTTTTCTAGCTCCGTTACTTGTTAACGTCTTATCTGAGCTTTTCAAGCTATGGATAAAGAGACGTAGCAAGTAGCTTTTAACCCTTTAAGAGGGTAGCAAAAAACCCCATCGCTGGAACGGTGGGGCTTTTTAGTTACATATGCTAGAAGCACTGTTTTTCCCTTTATGCTTTCATTCTAGCATACGAGCCCCAATATTTCAAGAGTTTTATTTTTTTTGATATTGTTTAGAGCGCTTTAAGCGTTCCTAAAATGCCGAAGTGTTGAAAATCGTCTAAATTATACCGCATTATACTTCATTAGAGAGTTATAGACTGATGAGCGTGAGAAATGCCGTCAGTCGCTTTTTAAATGCAAGAGTGGTATAATAATAGCGTAGACTAAGAGGTTTGAAAGAGTCCCAACTCAACAGTAACCAGACCTTTCTGCTTCCAATCTCTCAAGATGCTACTAATCGCCTGAATCTTTCCCGTTATTTCAGTTCAGGCGATATTAGACAAGTCAGCAGCAGCTAGCTTGTCTTTTTTTTGTTGTAGAAAACTAGTGTAGTAAAAAGAAAAGTGTACCAACATAATAAGCCGATACACTGATTTTTTTGTAAAATATAAAAGCCCTTAACTGATAGCAGGTTACCCAATAGGCAACTTACGAAAAATACGCAGACATATCAGAATTACAAGCGACTTTCTAACATCACTATATCGTTTTTTTTATTAAAAATCAACTTTTTTGTCGCTTTTTTTGTACTTTTTTATTTTTATTTTGAAAATAAGTGTAGGCATTGACATTTATTCGCTGGGAAGTATTGGCAATATTGAACATTACGATTATGGATTTTTCTAAGTAGTTTGATATCTCCTGATCTTTCTTGGTTATAAGCTACAGACTTGAATATTCTAAATAAGTGATTTGAAAATACATCAGCAATCTGGATTAGTGTATGTTGTGATGAATCGAAAAATTGGACGTTTATATCTGGGATTTTATTTAGTTCGGCACAAAGTCTAGTTTGTAAGTATTCTTCTAAAGCTTTAAGGTTTTCAACTGCTTTATTTCTGTCGTCTAAATCTAAATATATATGTTCATAACTTTCTATCAGTTTATTGACTTGCAGAAACATAATATAATTAAACGTTATGTTTGGCTTTTTCCGTAGATGTTCCATGGCATTGTGATTATCAAATACAATGAAGTTAAATTGGATATCTGTTTTTTTCATCAATTCTGTAAAAATATAGTCTTTGAAATCAAGTGGCATTTGTGCCCCTTTAATTTCTTTTTTAATATCTAATTCTAGTTCGGGATGGTGTTTTAAGTACTTTACCTTTGCTTTTCTAAAAACTCTTTTTACTTTGTTGGGGTCATTCGTTTGGCAACCAGCAACTATAAAAAATCGATTATTAAGCTTATCGCTAGTGGTAATGCTACCAGATTCATCAAAGTTAAATCTCAATTGTTGCTCCTTTTAATTTTTTAATTATTGACAAAAACGCTATTTTGTTAATAATTATTTTCTTTTTTGCGCTTTAGTCTGTAAAAATGGCTTTCTATTCTTCAATTTCCTCCATTTTTGCACAATAGACCCATGGGATGGGGTTGCTATTGGCGAATATGGGGGAGTTTTTTAATTCTCTCTATATATACTCACGACTTCGCCGATGGTGCGTATATCGTTGCTTTCGTCTAGTTGAATATCAGCACATTCAGGGTTAAGACTTTCTAAATACCCTTGACGCAGTTTCTTGACGTAGTTAGCGCCGTCTACTTGGAAGATACCGATAGTGTTATAGTCAACTTGAGGTGTATTCTTGATAAATAGGTAGTCGCCATTCTTTATCTTTGGCTCCATAGAGTTGCCGACAACATAAGCGATAGCGTCGTAGTCGTCTGGTATTTCATCAGTATAAAAGCATTTTTCCATGTTTAGGTTATCGTCTTGGGTTATCCCGTTTCCGGCGGTTACAACTCCGATAACAGGGAGCGTCTTGCTTTCTCTGTAGTCGTCCAGACTGATAATGTTTTCTGATACTATGTTTTCGTTTTTCTGCTCCAGCAGCTGCTTTTTAAGATAAGTCAAGGCTTTTTCTTGTCTTGGTGGAGTGAGTTGGTCAGCTATGAGCGTGATTTTTTCAACTGTTGAAGTTGATGGAGAAGAGTTTTCAACACCTAGCAGGTATTCTACTGATATACCTAAAACATTAGCAAAATCTTGAGCCCTGTTTAGTGGGAATTGTCTGGTTTTATTTAAGTATCTAGACATGGCAGATTTTGCCAACCCTACTCTTCGAGCTAACTCACTAAGAGAAAGGTCTTGTTTGTCTTTTTCTAAGACGATAATATCTATAATTTCACTATTAGAGCGCATTTTACACCCCCCTTTCTTAATTTGATTTTATTATACCACCGTTCCCAAAAAAGTACAAGAACCATGTTAAAAATATTTTTTTGTAAAAAAAATCAAGTTTTGTGTTGACAAATGGGAACGGAAGAGTTATACTTGTTTTGTTCTCTTGCGGGAACGACTAAAAAAGAAAGGTGGTAGCTGATGGAATTAAACCTAAGACGAATTAAAGCGGAGCGCATTGCAAAAGGCTATACTCAAGATGTGATAGCCGAAAAAATGGGATGGAAGTCCCGAGCGCCTTACGCAAAAAGAGAAAATGGAATTGTACCATTTGGAGCTGACGAGCTTGCTGAATTTGGTAAAATTCTGGGCTATGGCGTAAATGAATTGGGAATTTTTTTTAATAAAAACGTTCCCGAATAAGAACGGAAGGAGTAACCCAATCGCAATACTATATTACATCTACAAGATACTCCACTGGTGCTTTACCACTGGGGATTGATAACAAAAAAAGGAGAAAAGAAATGAACTTTAAAGAATTTAAAACATGGCTAGATGATGCCGTGAGTGTGGCTGAAGCTATGGCATTACCTGAAAACAAGGGTGTGCTTGACGACTTAATAGAAAATACGGCCAATAACCTAGCTTTTATCGCTGAGTTAGTGGAAAGCCGTCAACTGATTTATAGAAAACCTAGACATGAAGATTAAAAACGACAACAAAAAAGTCACTTGCTGAACGTTTGGCGACTGAAGCAAGCGACTGGATCAAGGGTATAGATATTTTTTCTATATCTCAATTATAACAAAAATCAACTAATCAATCAATAACAACTAATAGCAGGCAAGCAATTAGAAAAGGTTTTGAAAAGCATAGAGCGCCAACTCTTTAAACTGGTACTTTCTCACGCTTTCAATTTGGCGAGTCTGAGCGTGAGGATAGTACTTACAAGAAAAAAACTGTATAAGAAACAACCATTCAAAATCCCCACACTCAAATTTTGGCCAAGGAGAGCGTGAGGATAGCAATTACAAGAAAAAAGCATTAAGAAGCCATCAAGGCGATTACACAAACATAGAAACAGAGGTAAAAGTATGGAAGAAACAACATACGAGAATTTAACTAGACGTATAAACAGAATTAGCGCAGAAATGCAAGAAATTGGCGAAAAAATGGGCTTTATAGTCTTTCGTTTAGAGAAGTTTGAGGAGGCAATGCAATGACTCTAGACCTAGGCAAAATGACACAAGCAGAATTTGATGAAGTAATGGCTGACATCAAGGCAAGAAATCCAAACATTTTTCAACTGATTTCTGATTTTTTAGATAGAAAGGTAACACCCGAAGAGATGGATGAGTTTTTCAAGATGGAGCGAGCTGAACAAGTGGAATATATTAAGAATTATCAAGCGAGGGCATAACATGAATGAACTAGATATAAGTAACACACAGGCTGCTGTCTTAATCGTGATTTTGATTGGCTTACTGCTTTATTTAAACCACCGAGACCGCAAAAAAAGCGCCCAAATTGAGCGAGAAAACCAACAGACGATAAAAACACCTAGCGAGGATTTAAACCCTGAATATGGGCGATATATCCAGCTTGCAGGAGTCAACGTATGGGGAGGGATGGAATGAGTCTATCAGAGAATGATAAACGAGTATTAAGATTAATCAAGGTAGGGGCTGAGAACTCCATAACAGGGTCAGAAATTAGCCTGACAACCAAGCTAACAGAAAGAACAGTACGTGACATTATCAAGCGTCTAGTAGTTAAGCACAACATCCCTATTGTAGGGGTTAGATGTGGCGTTTTTAGTGGGTACTTTATCCCAGCGAATAAAGGCGAGTTACTAGATGGCGCTAAGGCTTTTTACAACCAAGTACAGGAGGAGAGCAAGCGCCTATCGGTGTTGATGAATAGCGACCTAGAAAGCTACAAAGAAACCTTGAAGGAGGTGGGCGGATATGTTTAGCTTAAGCCGAGAAAGTGAGCATGATTTGACGCATGGCATTCTGGAGGTAGTGGAAAGATACCTGGAAGCGCGTGAGAAAGTACCGCCAAGATTGACCAAGTTAATAAATAGAGTTGAACTCAAAGAAGAGTTAAAAATTAGTGACAACACGCTGAATAAGTGGGAAAGTCAGGGTTTAAGACGCTATCAACCGCCGGACGATGGTTCAAGAATGATTTACTATTTAGTAACTGACATCTGGAAGTTTCTGGGGGTGGATGAATGAGGGTGATAGAGTTAATTTTATCCGCTGACAAATTGCCTTTGTTTGGCTTTCTCAAGTCTACCCCTACCCAAGTATGGAAGAATGGCAATCACTATAAATTTATATACTTTGAGCCAATAGGCGAGGCGCTGACAGCTTTCCACTACAAAGGTTTGTATGTGGCAGTTAAAGACGAAAACGAGGAAGTAGAGGGCTGGGAACTAACCAGAGATTTAGAAATAGGTTTGGCTAGTCCTGACTTGCTGACGATCCTGAAAGATTTAGAGGTAAATAAGTTGACCGAGCAACGGCAGGGGCTTGGAGTGGAGTTAAAAGGCTGGGTTTTTAACCTGATTTGTAACGGCATTTATACCAGATATGAGACTTCGCTTTTTGTCCGCTTGCTATTTGTGAATGGCTACAGTTTTAGTCAGTTAGTAGACTTGTTTTCAGCAATCGTTAAGCGGAAAGACCTAGCAGGCTATTTCCTAGAAGTAGCAAGGATATTTTATAAGGAGGTGGCTTTTGAATAGCAATGACATTGTAAATAAAATCATTGAAGAGAATCAGCAGCATGAACCCACGAAGGCAATAGAAGAATCAGAAAGCTATCCGACAACCTTTAAAGGGATACAAGGCTTTTTATTCAACGTATGTAAGAATCTTGGGGAAGCTAAACCGTCTAAGTCTTTGGGGGTTGCTGACTTTCTAAGAAAGTATATCCGATTTGTGAGAATCAGACCAGAAGCGCAGGGACAGAAAGCGCCCTTGTATTTTTATCATCCGGATAAAGGAATCTGGATAGAAGATAACGAGTTACTTCAAGATTTAATTTCAACCATTCAACCAGATACGACAGAGAAACAAGCTTTTGATACGATTTACAAAATCGCTAGACGTAGCCCGTTAAAGTCTATTCAAAATGATTATACGGTTATCGGAAACCAGTTATATAACGCTAGTAAGGAAACATTTGAACCTTTAACACCTAGCATTATTGTAACTAGAAAAATCCGTACAAGATACGACCCAGAAGCCTATGAGCCTATTATACACGGTTGGAAGCCCAGCAAGTGGCTTGCTGAATTATTTGATAATGATCAAGAATTATATAACCTAGCTATCCAGATTATAAAAGCAAGTATCACAGGTAGGACCCTAAAAAATATCTTTTGGCTTTATGGCGAGGGTGGAACTGGTAAAGGAACTTTTCAGCAGCTGCTTATTAACTTGGTAGGCATGGAGAACGTCGCAAGTCTCAAGATGACTGAGTTTGACAAGAGCCGTTTTTCTACCTCTATTCTGTTAGGTAAGAGTTTGGTTATTGGGGACGATGTACAAAAGGACGCAGTGATCAAAGACACGTCAAACATGTTTAGTCTTGCGACTGGTGACATCATGACTATAGAGGACAAAGGAAAACGCCCTTATAGTCTACGTTTGAATATGACTATTATTCAGTCATCCAACGGCTTACCAAGAATGAACGGGGACAGGTCAGCGATTGACAGGCGGTTTAAGATTTTACCATTTACCAAAGTCTTTAAAGGGAAGCCAAACAAGGCAATCAAAGAGGACTATATCAACAGGAAAGAAGTATTGGAGTATCTCACGCGCCTAGCCCTTGAAACACCGACAAAGGACATCACACCAGAGAAATCAAAGGAGATTTTGCAAGAATACCACGAGGATAATAATCCCGTTATTGCTTTTGTATCTTCATTCTTTACTGATGATTTATCAAGTGAGTTTTTGCCTAATGACTTTGTTTTCCATAATTGGAAAGGATTCGTAGAATATTATGGCGTGAAGCTTCACAAGACAGAAATGGGGTTGCATAGAGAGATTAAAAGCAATCTACCAAGCTGGATAACGGTAGGACAGAAAACAATCCCAGTAGGGAGACAACTTCATGTTGGTTTCTATCCTCACGAAGATTCAGCATCTTACGCACATCCATATTTTAATGGCAGGGAAAAACCTGAACAACGAAAAAAAGCTAAAAATGAAAGGGGGTATTTTAATGGTAAAGTAAAAAGAAGGAAATAAGTTATACACTTTATACACTTGATAAAAAAGTGTGGGAGTCGCAACCCCTAGAGCGCCAAGGACTTTAGACGCTTATACACTTTATACGGTAGGTTTTTTCTTTTACAGTATTAAGTGCTAATTTCTCGTAAATTATATAAACTAGTGTATAAAGTGTATAAAGCGTATAAAACAGGACTTAAACCCTTGATATGACAGGCTTTTAATTTTATACACTTCAAAAATAAAGTGTCTAAAATTTTCGATAAGTGTATAAAAAACATAGATAAAAATGGCAAAAACAAGGTGTTTTACATAATTTACCTTAAAATAAAAAAGAGGAAGTGGAACATGACGGATGTAAAAGAAAGATTAACGAACTAAAAGCAGTACCTGACAATCACTAAACCAATGAAGCTGAGAGGAATATCTAAGGGTATAGCCGTATTCTAAAAGGTTTAGAGGGTAACACTTTTAAGGCTTTCACAATCAAAGATAAGCGATACTCAATTAATCAGTTAAAAAATAAGGTAAAGCAGTTGAAGTAATCGACTTACAAACCTAAACAAAAATAGACACTCTTCACAGGGTGAGAAATTGTAATGTAGCCTTTAATATGATAAAATACAGTTGGACTACCTAGATGATATTATCTAGTGTAAAGTACGGCAGGTCGCCCCTGCCTCGGTCGTAGCTGTACAAAAATTGTGCAGCTGTTTTTAATTATACAAAAATAAAAAGCCCCACGCTCTCGGTCGGCAAACTTCTGAGGGTGAGGCTATGAGCAAGAAAAAAGCATGCACGGTGCGCGCCTGCTTTGCATTCCCAAAATGGAACTCAAAAAAGCTCAAAAATGAGCTAAAGCACACTAAAAAGGGTAGTAAAGAGCGTTGGATAGTTGAAAATATCAGTTATATCAACGCTTTAGGAATACAAGTATTAGATTTACTTATCTTAGGAGCTATTACTCATTTTTGCTTAACAGATTTGTGACTCAAAAATGAGTAGCAAACAAAACTAATAACGGTTATACAGGAACTGAAGACTTTTCGACATTTTTGTCGCTCAAAGATAGCCCTAAAATGTCTCAGCTTACAACCGTACCCGTTTGGACACTTGACTTGAAATAAAGGAGAAATTCATGACTGAAAACAAGGATAATAAATTATTAGAAATGATGGAGAAAGGCTTTGTTTTATACTCAAAAAATGGTATAATAAAGTACATTGAAATTCCAGATCATGGTAGCATTAAGCTAAAAGCTCAAGATGGGCAGTTAGTTTATAAGGAAGTGACCACTGGAGAACAATGTTAATAAATACTGACTGGAAAAACCAGAGGTATGATAATTGAGTTTAACGCTCTTTTGTCATACCTCTTTTATTTTGTCGTAAGGAGGATAACATGACATTTACAACAATCAAGGATGATATTAAGGCTTTTGGCAAGAAAAAGCATGGGTACATGACTGGCTACATTGCTAAACAAGAGGAATTACATAAACAGTTACAAAATGGTATGATAGGCGAAAAATACGCTAAAGACCAGCTAGAGGCTTATAAGTTAGAGGGGGACACTTATTCTAGGGACACCTATAATAAAATTCATGCAGAAATTGAAAAACAGCATGATCTAGAGCTAGAGGCATTAAAAGAAAAAGAACTCAGCGTAACAGCTGATGACGTGGCAGAGCTGACCTTGTTAGCTAGTATGAAGATGACAAAGGATGAATTGCTAGGTTATTTTGAAAAATACAAGAACAAACCTCTTGCTATTAAAAAACTTTGGTCAATTGCTGAACAATATCCAGAAATCGCTATCAACTTGGAATTATTCAATGCAGAGCAGGCGCTAGAAAGTCTAATCTTATTCTTTAAGCGGCAACTTTCATATTGTCATTACAGTTTGCTTATCAACGGCGATAAAATCCAAGCTGTAACAACTGAAATGGTAGTAAATTCAGATGCCCCTGAGCTTGACCGTCGTTTGGATGAGTATTTAAACAAATAGAGGATCAAGCAACCCCTTTATTTTGATAACGAGGAGGTAATAGATGGCAGGAAATAAAAATGATGGCCTTACATCTAAACAAATAAAATTCATAGATGCCATGCTTACTGAGCCAACGATAGATAAAGCGTGCCAAAAAGCAGGGGTGTCAAGGGCAACAGGGCATAAGTATCTAAAAGTTGCAGCTGTTAAAAAGACATTGAGACTAAAACAAGATGAGATGATGGATAAAACTACACAGATGCTATATCTAGCCTCATCCAATGCTGTTTCTGTACTCAATGATATTATGATGGATGCCAAAATTAACCCTTTTATAAGAACTCAAGCAGCAAAAACTATACTTGAACAATCATATAAAACTCATGAAATTTTTGGAGTAGTAAGACAAATTGAAGAATTGAGGTTAGAAATTGAGGAAGTATCTAAAGGAGATCAAAGAGTTACAAGAACTCAAGGAATTATTAAGTAGTAGAAATACGCCTGAAGTTATCATCGTCGAGGGTAACGATGATCTGGGAGAATTTTTCCAAGTTGATGGTGAGTTATTTAGTGATATTGAACTTTTAGAAAACCTTAAAAAGTGGCGTGAATGGGAAGTGCAGGTTATCGTTGATGATTGGTGTAACCGTGGTCTAAATGAATATGAAACAGGAATCTTATACTTTCCAAAGCATGAGGATAAAATGGACTATATCCGATTTAACAAAGGTTTAGAACCTTTATATCACGCGCTAGATGAACCTTATACAACAATCTCAAAAAGTGAGTGGTTAAAGCTATTAGATTAATAATTTAGGAGGTAATCATGCCAAAGAAAAAAATCGAACGTATTTCAGTAATTCACAGAGAAAAAATTTTATGGCTCAAGTGGTATTTCATGAGAGATAAAGAAAAACCTAAGTATAGTGTTCTTGAGTGTAAAATGTTTGATGCTGCTAAAAATAAAGATATGCTAGCTTATAAAAAATACGCTACGATTAAGCAGATAACAGATATTAGGGTACAGACAAGTGAAGACGATATTTTAGCGGCCATTAAAGAGGTCTATGTGTATAATCACATGAATGTTATCGGAGCTTGTCAACGGATATTATTTGTTAGTCAGTCGCCAGCCTATAACAAGCTGAATAAATGGTTTGAAACTTACTCAGATTTGTATTTTAGTATTATTCCATTACCGAATATGGGAGCGTATCATGAGTTGGTAGATATCTAGTTGATTGTATGATATAATGAACCAAAGCACAATGAGTAGTATATAGGGATTGCACCTTAATTGAGGAGATTCCGGTTCGAATCCGGGCTATTGTGCTAGCATCTAGGAAACTAGGTGCTTTTTGTTTCTATCAATTAAGCGGCTACTCCATTGCTGAATTAAAAAAATAACACCATGAAAAGTGCTATTTCCCTTGCCTGCTGAACTCGTCATTTATTGCCCTTTTGTGGGGCTTTTTTTTGTGGACTTTTTGAGAATTTTTAAGAACTTTTAATGATTTCTAATCAAATGAGATTTTTCAAAAAGTCAGTAATATCAAGGGTTTAGGCGCTATATTGAGGTGTGAAATGATGCCTAAGTCAAATTATAGAGAAATGCGCTTTATTTCAAGTCTAGGGAATAGATTTCGACCGGATGCCTGCACACTCGCTATCTTACTAGAGAGCTCCTCAGCTGTCTGCGTGAGTTCTGACTTGCTGGCTTTACCATTGGCCAAGTTGGTCAGTTCTGACAGTCTACGAGTCGTCGTCTCCTCATACGTCGCTTGCGCTGACTTCACGCCAGCCAGTTCATTTTTAGTCCGGCTAAGTGCTTCAACTTGCTTGGCAATCTCAGCTTCAGCCTGTGCTTGCTTCGGTCGAATATCATTCGCGATAGTCCGTTTCAGAGCGTCCAAGTCACCCGACAGAGCCGTTTGTGCGCTCGTAGTCTGCGACTTAAACGCTTCAAGTCTAGCAACAGAATCCAGCTCAATCCGCTTAGCTTCCTGTGCAAGCAGGGTACTTGCGCCAGCATTTCGCAAAGCTTCCTCAGCCTTGCGCTTAGCTTCTTTCAATGGCCCGTTGTCAAAGCTATTAAAGCGCTGATTGATAGTGTCAGACAGTTCTCTCTTGACTTCTTCAGCTCTGGCTTTGGTCAGTTCTACTTGATCGTTAAAGTCTTTTTTGATTTTGTCGACCTTTTGGTCAAAATCTTTATCTGCTGCTTCAATCTGCGCTTGGATTTTTGCTTCAAAGCCATCTTGTTGCTTAATCTGCTTGGTAATCGTACCCTCGTAAGAATACTGGGTATCGTTTCCAGCCTTACTATCTGCACTGATACGACCTCTCAGACCACCTTTAAAGATAAAGCTCTGACTTAAGACAGGAACTTTAAAAGTCTCTTTCTTGTTGGTCTGAATGGTTACCCACTGCCCAACCTCAAGTAACAAATGTCCTTGGTAGTTGAGATTATACGGATAGTAAGTTAGGTTTTTCAGTTTGTAATACAAGTCATTTAAAGCGCTCTGAGTCATAAAGACATTGTCCAGTTCCAAAGACCGACCTGTCTTCATACCGACTGTCAGAGACTTCTTGTCCGTCTTACAAGTGATACCAGCTATCTGATACTCAATCTCACTCTTGGTCAAGCCATGCAAGAAGTAACTGTCAGCGTTGATCGTGATATTGGACTCAGTCAAATCACGGATTTCCATCTTGCCTTCTCTGTTGAAGAAACAAGACATCCCAATCATCTGAGTCATAGCGCTCAGCATATCCCTAAAGGAAAGTTTCTTGCCCTCAGGAACTTGCTCAATATGATAACGCATCGCGCTGATTCCGAAATAGTCATTCGCTAACTCAATGCCTGTTTTCAGGCAGATTTCCTGAATAACCTCTCGTACTTCAGCTGGGAAATGCAAATCCGTCACGTACTCACGATTGAGCTTAAACATACCGTCCATAAGCTCAAGCGTAGTTGTGTTGCGGTTTCGGTCAATTTCAATATCGTTTATGAAGTATTCCCCCATCTTGACCCACTGATAGGTATCCCCAACCAGTAGACCAATCTCAGGGTGCAGGGTATCCAGCTTATTGAACGTGGTAATGATACTGGTAAAGGTAATTTTACCGCTACCAGCGCAGGTTCCACCAGGCTTATAAGTATCGCCCTTAATGTAGCCATACTCAAAACTAGCCTCTTTGATATCCCGTGAAGCATAATCACCAACACGAATAGCCAGCGTCCTTTCCTTGGCAAACATGGCTCTGTCAAATTGTCGTCTAGTTAAAGCGTCCATTTTCTTACCTCTCTACCAGATTAAATTTAGCGCCAGACCAAGGTTTAAACTTCTCAGTAAAGGTATAGCTAGGAGCTGTCCTATCACCGACATAGAAAGTCTTTGTGACTTGGCCATCCATGGGGTCTGGATAAGATACCTCAAAAAATTTAGATGATACAGCATGTAAAAGCTGACTTATTTCTCCCTGAGTCATCATACCCCATTCACAGTCTAGTTTGCGTTTGGTCGTGATACGGTCACGCACCATGTCGCCATTGGCATTACGCCCTGTCTCTCCATCGATATCTTGAATACCGACTTGAAAAGATTTGGGAGGCTTCACAGCCACCCCATTGATTGTCAATTGTGCCATTTAACCTCCTAAATCTTGAGCAAGGTTTGACCTGCTCGTTCATGTTCCTTGTTAATTTCTTGGATTGCTACCCGACCGAACTCATGTCCTGCGATTTGGATAACGATGTCGCCAGCCGGTAATGAATAACCTGTAGGTACATTATTAGCAGGCATTCTTTCAGCCAGTTTTTGAGCCAAGATAGAAATCCATCCTGTATTCCGTTCAAGAGGCATTACCGCTTCTTGACCAGCTTCTCCGACCCCAATGATGCTAGGAGAGTTGAATACACCACCTCGTGCATACCAATCTACAGAGAATGATGGAATTCTAGGAGGCATCAAGCTGAAGCTACCAGATATATTAAAGTGAGGGAGTTTGATTTTTGGTAAGCTCCAATCAAAGTTAAAGAAGCTTTTTAGTTTATCGATACCACTTTTAACGATGTTTTTAGCATTATCCATTGCATCATTAAACAGATTCTTGAACCAGTTGGGGATTTCTTTCAAGGCATCTTGCATATCTTTCCATCTATCGCCAAACCAAGAACCGATTTTTTGGAAAGGATTCTGAGTTTTCTTTTTTGCACTCTCAAATTTCTCTCCAAACCATGTATCAGCTTCTTTCACTCCATCTTTGATATCATTCCAACGGTCACCGAACCAAGAGCCAACTTTTTCAAAAGCTGAGTTCACTTTATCCCGACCTGACTTGAACTTATCACCAAGCCAAGTATTTGCTTCGGCAAGTGCGTTTTTAGAATCATTCCAACGGCCACCAAACCAAGAGCCTAAGTTGCCAAATATATTTCCAATAGCATCCCATGCTTGCTGGAACTTCTCGCTAAACCATTGACCTATTGGCTCAAAGATTTCTTGGAGTTTCGTCCATAGACCGCTGAAAAATTCGCCAATCGCTTGACAAATACCACTGATAAAATCACATAGTCCTTGCCATGCAGTTTTAGCAAACTCAACAACAGTGTCCCAATTTTGGTAGAGCAAGACACCGATACCAATTAAGGCTGCGATTGCTGCAATAACTAAGGTTATTGGACTTGTCAAAACTGCTAACGCTGCATTAAAAGCCCATGTTGCAGCTGTAGCGACTCCTGCTGCAACAGAATGTGCAAATTCCGCCGCGGTTGCTAATCCCATTTTCGCTGTATGAGCAGTCCATGCTAGAGCTGATTTACCAAGTTCTAAAGCAGTTTTCCCTAGCTGTGCAATTGTTTTACCTGAATTGACAACAAAATCTTTTGCATACAACGCATTCAAATAGATGGTTTCTCCGAAGCTGACCAATTTATCAAATGTCAAAGCTTTCAAAGCTAGTCCAAGATTTTTAATTCCGCTAACAATAAAGGAAACCTTACTACTTAATAATTCGAATGCCCCTGCAAGTCCTCCAGCTTGTTCAGCCCAAGACAAGAACTTAATTCCTTGCCACACGGTTGCAAGCGTACCAATCACACTAGCGATTGTGGAGATAATCTCTTTATTTTCTTTACACCAATCTGAAAAAGCAGTAAAACCATCGGTTACTAGCTTGATTGTATCAGCTAGTAACTTCAATGCCTCTAGTATGATACCGCCTAGTAAATCAGCGACGGTTTCAATACTTATGCCGAATGTGTTAGACAAGAACTCTGCAAAAGGCTTCCAACTTCCTTCCCAAAGTATTTGAATAATGTCAATTAGCCCATTAAAAGCATTAGCAATAGAGTTAATAGCAGGGACTACATGTTCATCATAAACACGACTTAAGCCATCGCCAAATTTGTTAACAGACCTTTCAATGCTCTCAAATACAGGCGCAACAGTATCTAATAAACTTTGGAAGACTGATGAAATTTTAGGAGCGCTTGTCACAACGACTTTTTCAAAACCTTTAAACAAACTTCCTGCTAATTTACTACCAACTTCAACAATGGTAGATGTCAAACTCAACAGAGTTGACACAATAGCGCTACCGATACGAACCGCACCAGTTGAGGTAATGACGTCGTAGAAAGCACTAGAAAAGTCCTGAGCTATGTTTCCTACTGCCTCGGAAAGGTTACCAACATTATCAAACAAAGCGACTAGCGCCCTGATAATGCGTTCTTTTTGCCTTCCAAGGCCATTTGCAATACTTTCGGCAAGGAAAACACCGATACCTAGCCCGATAGTGGTTATTGAGCCTGTCACTTGCCCTAAAGCATAAGCAATTTTCTCAGCCATTCGGTTAAAGGCATTCACAACCCTTGGGTCAGTGGCGATTTCTCCCATTGTCTTAGCTATTTGGTCTAAGGCAGTCTTAATGCGTTTTATACCTTCTGGTCTAAATGCTGCATCAAAACCTTTCTTGAAGAGGTCAAACAACCCTTTGAGCTTATCTCCAAGACCATCAAAAATGCTCTTGAATTTGTTGTCCATGTCGGTCAACTCGACTTCTGGCAAGATGTCTTTGAAAGGTCCGCCACCGCCTCCCTTTCCTTTACCACCTTTGCCACCGCCTCCAGAACCGCCTGCGTCGTCATCTTTTGGTTTTTGCAAGATGTTAATCTCATCAAATCCCAAAAGACCTAGCAACTCTTTAGCGGCCTTCTTAGCGTTTTTGGCGGAGTCTCCAAGATTGTCAGCAAGTCCTCCTGCTGAATCTCCAGCGTCGTCTACTGCGTCAGCAAGGTCTCCTGCTCCGCCTGCAGCATCCTTCATGGCGTTACCCATGTCTCCAACTGCTCCACCAACACCATCTTTCACTGTTGCTTTCTTGTTGAACATCAAAGCAATAAACTCAGCGAGTTTAGCCGTCACGTGCTTCAAAACCATAGCAAAAGAGTTCAAGACAGGCATAATGGCATTGATAATCGGTAACATAGAGTTACCAAGGTTCAATGCTGCGTCCTTCATCAGCGACTTAAACAGGCTGATACGACCATTTACAGAATTAGACAAGGTATTCCCATACTTGGCTGTAGCTTGCTCCAGGATAGCCATAAGACGGATTTGTTGCTGGGTTTGAAAGTCGAGTTGGTCCCAACTTTGACCATTTGAGAAACGTTTAAAAGCTTCAGTGGACTTAATCATAGCCACATTGACGTTGATTCCTAGGTCCTCAATTGCTTCGGTGTTCCCTAGTAGACCTGAGCGAATCCGCTCCATAACGTCTGTAATCGTGCGCCCTGAACCTTCAGCAACCACTGCCGATGTCTGCAACATCTTAGCAGTATAAGCACTTAGCTTGTTGGTATCTTTGATAAATCCAGAAAATAAGTTTGAATAGACTGCACCGTAGTTGGTCGCCTCACCCACACCCATATTCATAGCGTTGGCGTTATCGTTAACCCATTTTAAGAAAGATTGCGAACTCTCGCCCATCTGTCGCTTGATTTGGTTCATAGACGCTGATACTTCAAGAGCCGTCTGCGTTGAATACATCCCAACATCAAGTAATTTCTTACCAAGGATTGCAAAACCAGCGAACTTAGCCAGCTTACCAAACGCACTACCGATTGAGTTCGACTGTTCACGAACTTTGGCAGTGGCATTTTTCACTTGGTCAGATGTTCCTTTGACCTGATTCTCGACTTCTTTCATCTTCTTCCTGAAAGGCGCTATCTCAGCGTCAATCATGACTTTCAATTCATCAAGAGTTGCCATTTACTTCCTCCTTCCTTTTTCGATTATGTCTCTCTGCAAATTCACGCATCCGTTCCTTATGCAACAAAAGTGCTTGTTTCTGTCGTTCCAGTTCTACCGCTTGTTGTTCTTCTACAAATAACTCAGGCGCATACTCCCAGAACTCAACAATCTTAGCGTCATTGGACAGTAATAAAGAAACGTGATTGGAAATCATCTGCGAAAGTCTGTATGAGTCAATAATCTTCTCTTTACGCTCTTGGGTTTTGACACGGTTGTAGCTTTCTATCATTTCCCTGATTTCAAGCACCGTCAAATCCCAAAAATCAAGAGGCTTGCCCCCGATGTCCAAAAACATAGGATAAAGCCTCTCAATAATCTGAGTTACCGTTAAGATTACTTGACTACTGTCATTTTCTTCTTGGAAGTTTTCTTGTCCTTGCTTCCTCGTGGAGTAAAACCCGATACTTCAAAGAGTGGCATTAAAACCTCTGTCATGAATGTTGTTTGGTCTCCACCATTGTCCACGTATTCATCGTATAAATCATAGACATCCTCAAAAGAATACCCATGTTCATACTGCTGCAAGGCGCCGTGAACTAACAACAACATAACTTTCAAAGGCGGTAAAGTGAACTCTTCGCCAGCTTCAGGCATGAAAATCTTCAGCAAGTTCATGCCGATTTTTTCTTCCACAGTTGCAGCTTGATGAGATGTCAAACGTAGCTTCAACTCTTTTTCGTCAGTAACTTTCCAAGTTGTGTATTTTAACGCCATTTAATTAACCTCCAACACCATCAGTAAATGTAAGATTAGACTGCAAAGCAATCTTAAGTGTGAACTCGATAACGGCATTGACACCGCCACCGCCAAGTTTTACAGATACTTGACCTTCAAAATTGACCTTAGTACCGTCTGGGTAGGTTTGTTCAAAGTAGAGTTTTTTCTTGCCATCTGCTGCCTTACGTAATACACGGTAAGGAGCTGTTGCGCTTGAATTATTATAAGCGAACTTGTACTCAAGTTCTCCTGCGTCCCCGATACCAAACTCGTACTTCTTCACCGTATCTGCAAGAGTAGTATTTTCTACTTTTTCGGGCTCGATACCAAATTCAGGTACTTCCTTAAGCCCTACAAGATTCTGATAATTGCCTTTCGTTTCACTAAAGGCCAATTTAATTCCATTTGCTAACATGTTTAATTCTCCATTCTAAATTGAAAAACAAGCTCTGAGTCTAAATCAACGACACCTTCAAAACGCATGACCTTATGTCTCAAATGAGACGGGTCTGGCACGTCTTGGCAGTCAGTTCTTCGCAAACCTAAAGACTCAAAAATCTGATTGATTTTAACAGCTAACTCACTAGTGCTGGTATCATCAAAGATATCCACCTTATAGCGGATAGATGATTTTTGTTCCTGGTCATCAAACCAATCACCCGGCTTGTTCTGTTCTTCTAAAAAAATAACGACTGGGAAATTCTCCCAATCGCTAGGATAAGTATCGGTCACATTATCTGCAACCTTTTGCAATTCTTTATAAATAACAGGCTTGATATTAATCATTTTATTTGTTCTCTTATCTTTCTACGGACATAATTCGAAATATTCTTAGACACACGCTCTTGATTGTCTCTCAAAGCTGGATAAAGATAAGGCTGGGCAGGTTGACCATACATCTTGTAGAACTCCCCAATTTTTTGAAAATGGTAAGGTCCTACATTGATTTGGTCTTCATGCACATACCACGGACTAGACTTATAAGTGACGCTGACCTCTGGAGAGATACCCGAATGGCTAGCTTGTCCTATTGGTCCCGTTCCAAACTCAACGTAAGGAGCGTATTTAAGATTGGTGTAAACCTCGCCTATAGCCTTATCTCCGTCCATTTTTGCCCTAGTTTTGATACTAGTTATAAGCTCTCCATCTCTCGCTGGTGCGAGTCTTCTTGCATCTGCTTGGACAACCTTTATAGTAGCATTGTGTACCGCACGTAAGACGATATCCTCGCCAGTTTTTTTACTAGCCAATCGTCTACATTTAGCTATAAGCCTATCTGCCCCTAGTAGCCCTGACACGCTCTAACTCCAAAACTTGATGATGTGTGTAGACCTTTTTAGAAATAACCCTGTGAGTCACTTCCGTCTGGCTATCGATACACACACCATCTTTCACTTTGATAGTAGCTGACTTATTGGCATTTGCGTTCAAAATATCATTGACACGCTCGCCATACAATTCAGACTGTAGTTTACTACTAGCTGGCCACAACTCAAGACGGATTGTCTCAGCTTCCTTGACATATCCTTCTTTTGCGACACCTTCCTCAGTGACAGTCTTTTCAAACCGTCGCATTGGATAAGGTTTCAGTCTACTCTGCTTCAAAAACATGGCCTGCCACCCTTGCTAGTCTATGCATACGTATACGCTGTAAAAGGCCCGTAGACAGGCCGTTTTCTCCGTAGACTACTGCTATACCACCTTCGGTCCTTGAATGCTCTCCTTCCGCTCCTGAGCGGTTGTGGAGTTCGATAGCAACCTCAGGTATTAAAAGACTTAAAGAAGGTGTCAAAGATGTGCGATTAGTCTCTGACAAGATAAGATTTGTAGCCCTTGTTTGGAGCAACATGAGAAGCTGAGTATCTTCTTCGCCTGTTAATTTCTTCAGCAACTCTATAGACATTTCAATCCTCTTCTAAGAACTCAGGTTCAGGGAGGATTTTCTCAAGAACATCTGAGATAGCGACACCGTTGCTGGCAATATTGTCAGCCAGCTCAGCATAGCGCTCCTCAGTAATCTCAAGTTCCTCTCCTGCCAGTCGTTTCACATTTGATTCCCAATCATAGAAATCTTGTTTGATTTTAAATTTCATAACTAAGACCTATTTCTTACCAGTTTTTTCTTTCCAGTTAGCTGAGTCAGAGCCTGGTGCATTGGTTGAGCTAGTGATGTCTTTGATAGCAACATAGACTTTATCTTCATGCGTTACTGTATCACCTTCTTTATAGGCTGTTCCAGTCTTCCACGCTTTAGCACGGTTTACTGTTTTGCCTTGAGCTGATTTTTTAGCAGCAGGCTTAGAGTCTGCAATTGTGATGATGTACTTTTGGAAGTGTTCAAGCACATAAGCTCCAGTGTAGAGCAATTGTTCTACCAATTCACCAAAACGACCAGGTACGTTGTCATTGTACTTGGTATTGTCAATTTGAATTGGTGATGTAACGACACCAGGGGCACTAGCAAGGGCATTTACATTTGGCAAGAATTTAGATGGTACTTTGTAGACTGTGTAGTCATCCAATTCACCAACATATCCTTTTCCAAGGACTTTCTTATCTGCGTCACCTTGTGGTAAATGAACGATTTCAGATTTGATCGCTTTGTAGAAGCTTGGAGTGACAAAGAGCAAACGTTCTTTAGTGATTCCGAGTTCATCCAATTTTTCAGAAACGTCAAGAACTGCATTGTAAGCGTTGTTTGCGCCTTTTTCTTTGCCCATAACAACATTTTCGCTTACATTACCAAGTGCTGCATCGAAACGAAGTTTATCAAGATATGGAGCGACTACTTCGGCAGTCTGACGAGCAAGCACGTAATCAATGTTTACTTGACCGTTTGAGTCTCGTTCGTCCAACTGGTCAACGAAACGACCCCAGTATTTTTCTTCTTCAAGGGTGTAGATTTTTTCTTCAACTTCAACGTGGTCAAATTCGTTATCTTTGTTACGTTTGTAGTCTTTTAGCTCTGTTGTGTTACCAGTTGCTACTGTAAAAGAACGACCTTGTAAGGTTACTGCATCGTTTGATGTCACAAGTGGTGTTGAATATGAGTTTACTGCAAGCACATCCTCAATAATCCCAAGATGTTTCTTGCGTGATTCTGCTGTATTTAATTCTTCAAATGCCATTTATTTTTCCTCTTTTCTTTTATTACAAGAAGTCTTTACGCCATTTTTCCGTGACTTCTTGCTGGACTGTTTGTGCATTTTTGATAGGTGCACTACCTTTCATACGTTCAGAAACTCCCTTCTGAACTGACTCTTCCCATGCTTTTTGGATAGAGGTAATAGATTCAGATACCGTCTCTGCGCTTGTCAAATCAACTACATTTACTAACTCAACAGGTAAGTCACGTTCACTTAGCATTGCTTTAGCTTCTGCGGTCAATTCCTTGCGAGCAATAGCTTTTTCACGGTCAGCTAGTTCTTGCTCACGCTGATCCAACTGATATTTCTGTTTCTCGTCAGCGTTCATCTTGGCAAGTTTCTTGGCTTCGTTTTCCTTGGCTTCTTGCTCAGCTTCCCATTTAGAGCGTTCGGCAGATAGCATCTTACCGATTTCAGCACGAGTGAAAGTTCGTTCGTGCTTTTCTTCCTGCACTGAATCAACATTTCCTTGAGTGTCGACAGTCTCAGTTGATTCAGTAGATACAGTTGCATTGATTTCTTCTGACATAATTGTCCTCCAGCGATTACGTCGCCACTCGATAATCTCGCTTTACGTCCGGCGACGGAACAGTGCAGCTTTTAATGTCATCGGCACAGTTTGGACAATATAAAAACCGTACGGGATTCCATACGGTTAGAGCATAAGAAAACCGCCTCGATTTCGATGCGGTTTATAGCAATTTATAGCAGTCTATTCCTGCAAGTCAAGATGTTGGATCACCTCCTAATCTTTAATGGCACGATTTGAAACTTTGGCGTAAACATCCACATAAGTCTCATTCTTATCTCCGTTATGCGTAATTTCTGCATAATCTCCACAAGGTTCGCTTGATGTAATTGCGTTCGTACTAACAAGAGCTTTCCAGTTTTGCAGGGTCTTGCTAAACCAAACTACAAAGCAGTCTTCTTCTTTGATTTCACGACCTGATAAGCGTGAAAATTCTTGCGATGCCAATTGTTTTGCTTTTTCTAACATTTTATTCCTCCGTTTTTTCGTATGTTTCTGCAAAAATATCCGGCTTGCATGGATAATATTCTCCTTGCACGCCTTTGATAATATAATCCCTTTTTTAGCTACCATATCACCTTCAAGTGTAGCAATCCATATATTCCCAAGTGCATCAAACCAAATCTTATTTTCTGCGAAGTTAATTACCTCTTTATGGTTATTGCCGTTCCACTGCACAGCCTCGACCACTACTGGTTTTTTACGGTATTTCATTCCTCACTCCTTTCTGGGTACGAAAAAAGCACTTAGATCTCTCTAGGTGCTTTAGCCATATTGTACTTCAACTTCGTTCATGATTTCCGGTAAAGTTTTCCCTTCAATCTGTAAAGAAATCAAATCGTCAAAAGAAGATGCTCTATATTCGTTGTCCGCAATAATAACAACAATATCATAAATAGAATTAGGGAAAATGCCACATACTTGACCATTATAATTAAAAGAAGCGTCCCATCCATTATCATATAACGCTTGTAAATCATCTAATATCGCCATAATATATCTTGATTCTCCTTTCTTTCATCGTCTGTTAATTCCCTAGTACTCCTACTAACGAACTTACCTTCATCATCAAATACAAAATCATGAGCATGTTCTCCGATTTTTCCATAAGGATGACGTGCCGGTTGTTTATGGTTTGTAAAATGAACATCCTTCGTTTTAAAACCTCTAGCATCATAGTAAGTTCTACCAAGGACATCTCCGTTTGTAGCATTATGCTGAACTACACTATTAGGCAAACCTATTTTGCCAGGCGGAGTGTGTCCAATTGTAGTCCCTGATACACTTACTATTATACCATCTTTAATAGTTTTATCAAACGCTTTACGTTTAATAGACTCTCTATTGCCATCCACATACTTGCTATACCACTCTTTATAAGTCATATCAGCAGGTACTAGCTCGGTCTTACCTGTTTCTGGATTCCTTGCTCTGCGCTTCAACTTGCTGTAATCTGCGTCCTCATCGTATCCGACAGTAGTAGACCTACACCAAGGGTGCATAGGCGGACAATTGACACCAGGGACAGCCTTATCCCTATCATAGACCTGATTGTCATGCTCCTGACAAATGCGTGATGTACGCTTGTCTAAGACGGCCACAAAGATATACTTCTCTATATCCGCTTCCTCATAGTTGAGTAGCTCCATTTGGTTATGAAAAAAGGCTGATTCTGTCCGAACCAAACGCCTTGCATCGTTCTGCCCCACATTGAACCGCTCAGCAATTGCTTGTGCAGTTTCTCGTGTATCTCGGCCTGTCATAAGGCTTATGAGTAATTCATCTTTTATGCTTGATGTAAGCTTCCCTGTATTCTTCCAGATGTTTGTTGAGTACGTACTTCCATCTCCTACCCAACTAAAAGACTGTAGATGTTTAATCTCGCTCTCAGGAAGCCCAGAAAAGCCGTATGCTAGTCCTGTCTGCTGCTGCAGGTCAAAGGTAGCCTTGTAGTAACTATCCTTCATCAAGTCGCTATAAAAGGCGTCTGAGCCTGTCTTTTCTGAATGATAGATAGATTCACGCATACGGTCTAAATCATCACTCAAACGTTCTAGACGCTTCATACGGAAAGAATAAGCCGGACTATCTAAGTCAGCCAGTAGTCTTTGGATATTTGGATCATTCGGTCTCGCTTCAAGTACTTTACGAAGTTCATTCAGATTTTTCTTGTCTTTCATGTTCTTCAAGACTTGTCTAGCTTCTACCTGACTTAGACCATAATCACGTTGAAACTTATCAAAAATCTTATTGACTTCCTTATCCAAGTAAGTCTTGGCTTCCTGATAGACCTTATCGAACTGATCTGCCTGCTTTTCGGCCTTGTCCATCTGCTGGTAAATCAGATTGGCTTTCCTCTTCGCCCAATACTCCTGATTCTTCATCCTCTACCTCGTCTTCGGGTTTCGTGTTGTCTTGGTTAAACATCGGCATGTCTTCCATGTTCTTCTTTTTCTCTTCTTCCAAGGCTTCTAGCTCAGCATCAGGGTCTTCCACAAACGGCAAGAGAGAAATAAGCTGTCTATTGGTCACTTTGCCTTCCAAATTGTTCACAATCTGAGAGATTTCTAACAAGTTCTTAGGCAAACCACGACTGAATTGTGGAACGATTGAATGAGACTCTAAAGCAATCTGCTTCATGCCTAAGTAATGAGCAAAAATCGCAATACGCTGACGCAATCCTCGCTTATAGTTCGCTTCCTTGGTCTTAGTAATCATCTCAAGGCCCATCAGCTTAAATTCCATGGCTACGCCTGATGTATTCCCTGCGAAATTCTCATCAGTCAAATTAGGCACATGGCTAAATGTGTAGATGTCCTCTTTAAGAGCTGTACGCAAGATTTCAGTAGCACTTTCGTCCAGCGTATTCTTCAAGAACTCAGCCCTTGCACTATCGCCCGGCAATTCCAAAAGACCTTCTTCAGAAAGAATCTTCATTGCTACCTTAGCGTCTTCTGGAGTGTCTGCTAACTGCGTGCCATACAAGACAAGTATAGACTCTACAGCCTGTTCCTTATCATTGACACGATTCCCCATCAAGGAATTATAAGCGTCTATCAAGCTAATTTGTTGCTCATAGTCACCAATTGCAAAGTGATTGTTGCGATACTCGATAATTGGGATTTGACCAAGGTTGTGAGGTGTTGCCTCCTCGCTCTGAGTTGTTCCTGAATCTGTACTTCTCAGCACCATGTGATAGTGCAGATTTTCGGTAAAGACCTCAGCCTGGTGCTTGGTAGTGTCTTTCGTATCGTCTTTTACTTCATAGTAATAGACCGCAAACAAAGGCTTCCGCTCAATACTATCATCGTAGACCATGAAAGTATTCTCCGGATCAATACTAGTTGAATCCAACTCAGCCATACCCTCTTTAGCATAGATGTACTCGTAAGCACGACCATAGATAGCCATGTTCAAAGCATTCTGAGCATCTACTTGGTCAATCTCAGCACCATCAAAGGCTGTAAGTAGTTCATCGATATCACCGTCAGCAGTATTGTTATACTTGATAGGATTGCCCATAAAATAGCCCGTAGCCGTGTCTGCGATATCCTTGGCATGATTAGCTACCGTCTTGTAATTGGGTGCGTTCACGTTGCGTCTCGTGTGTTTTAAGATAGCATGCTCACCCATGTAGTAGCTTTTAAGCTTCTTCAAATGTGAGCTTTCAGTGTTATGTATCGTTATCAATTTGTAAATCAGGTCTTTCTTCAAAGAACCCTCATCATATCCATCCCGTGGATAGGTTAAATATTGGTACATGTCTTTCCTCTCTATAGACCATAATCAGAACGTCTGCGGACGGTTGCTTTCCCACCTTCGATACATTGAAGGCTGTAACGCAAAGCGTCCATCAAGTGGTTGTTTTTATCCTCTGGTTTATTCAACCAGTTGCCTTCTTTATCTCGCTGGTAGCAGTAACTATAAAATTCATCCATGATGTTTTTACAATCTGGATGCACATAAATAGCGTATCCTTGCAATTTGGATACGCCTGCCATAATACTATCCTTACCTTTCCGACTCTCTTTTATTCTAGATATGCCATGTTCTGACCTGAGCTCTTCAATCAGCCGTGACTCTGCGCTATCAGCAATGATTTGTGAGCGATGATAACCTTTGTCTTTTATCATCTTCGCAACTTCTTTGGTTATCAATCCGACTTTATACGCCTCATCAAAGACATAAATCTCTTTCGTCGTGTCATTTATCAACGAACAACACAAAGCGGTTGGATCGTGAGTAAAACCAAAGTCAAGACCGATACATAACTTATTAGCTGAATCTCGTAGCAATTCATCCTTATCGAAATCCTTGACGGTCACGTTCTCATAGATTAAACCTTCAGCAACTCCCCATTCACCATCACAAACGATTCTCGCACGCCTTGGATTTGTGTGATACAAGTCCTCATAACGCTTAATATCGACTTCATCAAGCCACTCATTGCATTTGTAAGTGGTTGTAGTAGCGAATGTATCAGCTCGGCTAGTCTCTTCATCAAAGAACACACGTTTGAGCCAGTGCCTCTCATTCCACGGGTTAAATGTGACTGTGATTTGTTTAAAGAAATCAGGTACATCTAGGCTACCACGGATTGACTCAACTACTGTACTGAACTTGTCTTCAGTCTCAATTTGATATGCTTCCTCAAACCATGCCCAACAAAGACTGCCGACATCGACCGTGATAGATGTGATTTTGAGTTCATCATCCAAACCACGGAATAGGATTTTTTGACCAGTCGCTTTTACAGTTATTTCAGGCAAAGACTCGTTAAATTTAAACAAATGAGTCACACCCAACACATTACACGCCCATTTAAAATCCGTATAAGTTGATTGCTTGTTGGTATTCGAGTATCTACGAATAACAAGCAAGTTGGCCCAGGGATACTTCAAAAGACGGATAACATAATTCAAAGCGGTTGTCTTGGACTTCTTCGAACCACGGGAACCTTTTACAACACGATAAAGATTTCTTGAGCGCCAGAACTGTCCGTATCCAGCTCCTACTGTCTTAGGTAGGTCGATTACAATATCACTTTGTTTAATCTGGTATGTCTGACTCATTTGCAAACACCACCGTTCCAGAAACGTCTGCCTCTACTTTGTCTGTCCAAAGCCTATGACGTTTTCCTAATAGTTCGGCTGCCTTGATTCTGTCTTTTGCTCCAACATTAATATCCGTAATCGTTTGACCCAATTCTCCGATGCTTATCAAAGTCTGTTCTTGTGTCTCTCCTCGCATTACCGAGGTTAGATAACTAAGGACTTCTTGCTGGTCTGCGATTTTTTCAGAATCAAGCTGTTTCAGTCGTTCATCTATATAGCTTTTAATCTTAGGATTCTTTAGTAACTTATGTCCTTCAACGCCTGCCACTCTATCACTAGAAACACGATAACCTGCTTTCTTATAGGCTTCCGTCGCATTACCTGAGATGATGTACTCATCTGCAAATCTCTTTTGTTTTATTCTCAATCCACTCAATTTTCCATCACCACCTTTCAAACAATCAAAAAAGCCACACGATGTGCGACCTTCTTGCAAGGCGACTACTACCTTGCGTGCGTATTAAATTTTGACTTCTTTTTTATTTTTTGTAGTCTTTAAAACCTCTGAGGGAATCAAACCCTCTAGCTTATAACTTATCCGGAATATAATTAGCTACGCAATCATGCGAGGTCCAGTCGCTTCCGCAACCATTTTTAAGTTAATGAGTGATAGGAGTTAATGAGTGATATGTGAATCCCCACCCAGAAGATTTAACTCATTCTGGGACACAAACACTCAAAGGAGAGGGGAGGACTTGAACCTCCAAGGCCATTACAGCCCCCTGACATTACAGGTAACCATCTACCAATTCTGAGACCTCTCTTTTCAACTCTTGATACTACCATTCTAACAGATTTTTAGAACCGTGCTGTTCCAAAAAGTCCCATAAGCTCACTATGAGGTTAGATAACTTCTTCCAAAGCTAAGACCGCCTCATTTTTTAACCTGTAGTAGGTTGTACGACTCATATTCAAATCATAACAAACGCTATCAGCGGTGCCTTTGTTGATGTAAGTCATTCTTAATACTGCCCTGTACTTTGGATTTTTAAGCCTATTGATCATTCTACCTAATTCAAGTTTTCTGTTAATGACCTCTTTAGTATCCTGCTCTATAGCCTCTTTCATCACTACCAACTGAGTATAGACATCATCAACTTTTCTAGTCTGTCCACCTTGGACTTTAACCTCGGACCATTTAGGGCTTGAGAGCAAACCTGCCTCAAGCTCGTTAATTTCGTCTATACGGCTTTGGATGTCCATGTCCAGATCCTGCAACTCTTTCAAGAGCTCTTTAGCCTTGTTCACTCTCTGTCTCCTTTGTGATATAATAGTCTTTGCGAGAACTATTAGCTGAGGCAGAGAGTGTCTTGGCTTTTTTTAATGCTTAAATTCGTTGACCAGGTCCCGGATAAAGAACTTCCAATCAGATTCTCTAAACGTCAAGAAACGATCTGTAGTAAAATTTCTAAGTCTTTTATAGAAAAGCATCTTTAGTTGGATTGACTCACCAACACTCAGTAAAATACCGGGGAAGCGATGTACTGAATGCACTCTATTTCCGTATCCAGAAATATCTAAATGTATTAACGTTTCTGGATATATGCGCCCCATACTAGCTTCAACTCCGAACTCAACCTTAACTTCTTCTACAATTGGAACTTCGTCAAAAATTGGTCGTGCAGAAAATATTGGCGACGGCGTTTCTTGTTTTTTTCTTCTTCCTGAATATGGATATTTACAAGGTCTCATTTGCGTCCTCCAAACTCCTTATTTTCATAGATGTTGCCGATGATTTCATTTTCTTCAATTTCAGTCCATAAACATACTGCGTCACTGCCCGTATCAATTACCCAAGAACCCTCAAGCTGCTTAACAATCCCTATAAATTCCTTGTCATACTCATAGAAACCGCCAATTTCGTCAGCTCTACCCAAAAATCTAGTAGTTCGTACAATATCGCCTTCAAAGATTTCCTTGCCGTTCTTGTCTTTGAGTCCTGTTGATTGCATGAGTTCGATTTCGTCAAAATCATAACAATAGATATCTCTATCGTCTGGTAAACCATTCTCAAAATAAATTTGTTGTGTCACTATTTCTTCGTTTTCGTAGTCAATAGCAAGAATGTCATCTGAAAAAAACATACGTTTTTCTGTTTTTATCCACGCTCTATATCTTGGTGTCATGTTAAATCCTCCTAAGCATTAACAACTGGAAAATGAATATCACCAATCACTAAAGAGCATACGCTGTAATAATAGCCGTTATGCTCTGCTTCACAATTAGCAATAGCTACAGGGTTCTGATTATGGAAGATAGTTACTTTGTTTTTATAACCAGTTCCCCAATGGTCGGGGATTTCTTCCGGTTCTCCAATTTCAATATTAGTAATCACAGCGTCAAGTGATACATCTTGGAACTCCCCACCTGCTGAGGCACAGCAATCACTTTCAGACATTTCAATAGTGACCTTTGTGCCGTCTTCAAGCAGCAAAAAGTCCTTATCCCATTTCACAATACGCTTAAAGAGCAACAATTCTTTAAGCTCTTCCAACGACCCGTACCTTGCATTTTTCCAATCAGGCTCATAATAGTCTGGTAGTTTAATAGTTTCTGTCATAGTAACACCTCATCCCCAACTTTCACTTTATCGTACACGTCCTTCGTAACCACGAACACACCATAGTCACGTATCGTTAGCGTATATAGCTTGCCATGCCGTCCTTTCTCGACGACTTTACCGAATATCTCAGCGCCTGCGTTATCAGCTTTATAGACGACAATAGGGCGCTTTTCTTCTAACTTTTTAATGTAGATACTCTGCCAGATATTCAATCCAGCAGATAGCAGAATCCAGATAGCTATGAATCGTTTCAATTTATGACCTCCTCCTTCAATTTAAGCTCAATCTCTAAGTAAAAGCTTTGATCAGGTATCTCCAGTATCGCTGTAGTGGTTTTACCATCAGAACCAACGATAATTTCTCCGATTGCCAAAACTAAGTCTCCAATTGTGCTATTTAGCGTAAGGCTCATCACTCCACCTCCTCAATCTCAATTCCTTCACAATCAAACGCCCATCCGAGGCCAGCTTCTTCTAGTTCTTTACGAGTGTGGGAATATATAACATCGTCTAAAATAAAGCTTTTTGTAAAGAAATACCTTTTCAAAAGTTCTCCATAAACCAACATATTTTCTTTAATATTCCCTTTAATCTTAACAAAATACCGCTTCTCTTTTTCGACCTCGTAGCCGTTAAGCCAAGCAAGACAGAATTTTTCGATGTTATTTTCGTAAAACCAATCAGGAACTTTCTTATCATAATGATCTTCAATTACTCTCATTGCACCGTAAACATGAAAATTGTTTTTCTTTTTAAATTCTATATATTCCGCCACACACTGCGGAACTACGACTTTTTCACGTTCAACCATACCCTCAATTTTACCTTGCTCGTAGCCCTCTCGCCATTTTGCATGGCTAAAATCCTGTTCAAATTCGCTCATGATAGCCTTTAACCAAACCTCTCTATCATGCAATGGCAATTCTCGCAATCGTGCTAGTATGTTCTTTACGTAGCGTGGAGCTTCATCTGCGTAACCTATTTCGGATTCGGCTAGCTGTTCAATTGATTTCAATATCCAATTTCTATTAATTTCGATTGTATCTGCGATAGGCCCCTCTGTATAAGGCAAATCCTCGATACGTTTAATCAGTTCCTGCTTATTCATTCTTCCAATTTCTCCTGCTTAACTTTATACATTCGATCACCTCGATACTTGCTCTCGAGCTGAGCCTTGCATTTGGCAGCATCACCTTCTTTCTTAAAAAAGTGGGTTTCATCTACCATGTTGTCAAAATATAGTGTTACTGTGTATGACATTTTTACCTCTTTTTTTCTAAACTGCTACCGTGCTACCGATAAATTCTAAAAAGTAAAAAGTTTTTTTCAAGAATCCCTATTTTATAGGCTTTTTTTATTATTACTATTATTTTATATACTTTTTTTAAAAATATAGGTAGAAGAGTAGCATTATATATAAATATTAAATAAAAGTCAGTAATATCAAGGGGTTAGACTGCTACCGATGTGCTACCGATGTCTCATTTTATCGGTAGAATGCTACCGATCTACCCCCTCAACTGCTACCGATGACTACCGATAATTTTTAAATTGCTACCGATTAGTTTTTTCCGAATTCTTCACTCTTACGAACCCTTTTGTATTTTTACCTCCTGCCCGGAAAACACTTTTTTTCCAATCAGGATGATTATCCATGATCATGTTAATCTTCGTTGACAGCTTCCTGTCATTCGAATTTCTCATAAATAAGTTGTACATCATTTCACGAGTTGAGACCTTATCTAGTTTTTTGCTTCCAGGATCAAAGTCGCTACTATTATCGAAATATTTACTTGTGTATTGATGTTGTTGCTGAATAGACCAGTTTTGCCAATTTTCAGGGACGGGCATATCAAGATATTCAAGCACTTGTAATTCAACTTCATCACGATACATGAACTGTTCACGGTAGATATTCAATTCATCCTCTGTATTTTCATCAAACATCAAATTAGCACCAGCACGATAGATTGTAACGGCTTCGCCCCAAATTTGTTCGATTGTATCAGGATCGATTTCCATTGGATGTTTCTTTTGCTGCCTGCTATCTGCCATAATCGGGAGAAATCGACGTTCTCCGGTTTTGTCCTTCAGGTATTCTGTTTGGTTAGTAGTTCTGGCTATAATGAAGTTTTTGGCAAACTCTTCTGTGCGTTTCATGTAGGGCTTACGATACCGTAAGCTAGTTTTTGATATAAAGGCTTTCGTTTCAGCAAAGCTCATCCGATTACTGGCCACCATTTCATCATCGTTGACGATTAGACTCTTTAACATAATGTCGTAATTATCTTTATTAGAGAAATCAGTCACGGCATCCGTATACCATTCGCCACCCAATTTTTGAAGGAGGGACGTTTTCCCAACTCCTTGTCCACCAACCAGATCCAGAACATAGTCAAACTTAACGTATGGATCATAAACTTTAGCAACTGCACCAACTAGCCACATTTGAGCGATTTTAGAAACTAAAGGGATATCTTCAGCGCCGAGATATACTTGAAGCATGCGGTCAATCCGGTTTCTGCCGTCCCACTTTTCAGCTGCTCTCTCCATATACTCAATAACTGGATTGTATGATCTTTCTGAAAAGAAAGTCTCCATGCCATCAAGCATCGCTTGGTTTGAGAAACCAACACCTAACACACTTTCAAAGTAAACTTTTACGACTGAATCAAAGTTAGAAGGGAGCTCACCTTTTTTAAAAAGAGTGTTGCCGATCTTGATATCTTTAAGGAGTTCATGCTCTTGGGAAAAATCGTTGTGCTTTAGGTAAATACTCAACTGATCATCAGCTTTGAAAGACATCAACACATTACTTGGACTGTTGGCCTTGATGTCTCCCTTGACAGTCGTTATCATCTTAGGTTGTGAGTCAATACTTACTACATTACCAATCACAATCACCTCCTATCTTTTTTAATCATACTTTCAATAGTACGCATCATTTCCTTTTCAGGCAAAGGGTTTGGACTATTTGCATTTGCTAATCTTGCAAGTTGAACAACTACACAATCGTCGACCGCACGATATAAGAGACCACCTACGAATTTTGCTAGTTTGTCATTTCGTCCACCTTCATCACCAAAACCAAGGGCGATGGTTTCAAAGAGATCTGTAGTCTGTGTTCGGTCTCTAGTATGTGAACGTCTAACTAAATCCCTAAGACCGTCCTTACCATCATACTTATAACCGTGAGTTTCGCCATACTGTTTTTTTATAGACTGGATTAAATCTTTTGAAGGAGTGACCATCGTGCCACCTTCCTTAGACTTTTCCAGATCCCACTCATACTGCCCTTTATCTGTGGCAGAGGGTGCGACTAACACATAATTATTTTCGTGAGCCTTAATATCAACACCAGGCAAGAATCCAATCATCTGAGTGATCGGCTCATCTTCTCGTTTGAAGTAGAATAGATGTTTACCGCCACTAGCCGTCTTAGCTTGCAGTGTCGGTTCGATTAAATTTAGATGTTTCCATTTTTTTAGCGATTCAAAACCGTTCGATTTGCCGTGTTTGTCAATATCAATGACAAAGAAGTTGGTAGTCTTTAGGGCAATGTTTGCATTAGGGTAGCCGTCCCAAAAGTTTTCAATCTCAGATGGAGTCATGGCTGGCTTATCAGCAAAATCAATCAAAGGCATCTTGTTTTTAGGATTGATTGGAATGACTGAGAACCCTAACTTTTGGTACTGTAATGCGTATTCTTTCATCGACGGCATGGTTTTTTCTCCTCTTTGTAAATATAAACAAGTTCCTGGGCCGTATAGTTTGACTGATATTCGGCTTCAGTCATATCCAAGTATGTTAGCATAGCTGTATAAGCCTCTTCTACTGTCGTGAAAGGACCAAATTCCTCATCAGTTTCATCAATGACCCAGAACTTGTTATTTCTTAAAAAGGGAGGTCATCGTCATCAATATCAGCTTCAGTCAGCGGTTGTGCTTCTTCTTCTTCAAGGTCATAGTTTCGGAACTCACGGCCATCTTTCCCCTTAGTCACAGAGATAACAAGGTTGTAGTAAGAGCCAACTGCCTTACGTTTTAGAGCCTCTTCCAAGGCTTTACCGTCTTCTTCATTTCCTTGCATACTGTCGCCAGCAAGGACCAAGGCTTTGATAAAGAATTTCATAGTGCGTTCAACTGCCCAGTCAAGGTTCTTACCGTTCCATTCAGTCAGTGTGCCAAATGTTGCAAATTCAGAGCGTCCACTGTAATCACCGCCACGGATTTCAAATTGATAACCAAGGCTTTCCCAGCCTTTGTCCGATACGTTGAAGGTTGCTTTCTTCAGGACTACTGGATAAGTACCAGCTGGGATTGGTGCAGGACCGTTGGCGCTGTCTTTGCGTGGGTCAAAGCCCTCTTTTTTGATTGATTTTGCGATATCTAGTAAGCTCATGTGTATTCTCCTTTATTTCTTAAAATAGTTCATCATCAGAGTCAACTTCTTTCTTAGGTGCCTCTTTTGTTTTTTCGGTCTTAGCTGGTTTAGTTGTCTTAGCTGGTTCTTTTTTAGGGGCTAGCTTGCCCTTTGCAGGCTCAACAGCCCCACGGATAGTTGCCAAGATTTTCAAGATGGCCTTGTCATCAACCTGGTCCGCATAATAGGTCTTACGCTTGCGGTCAACCTCACGGTTGTAGTTGTTGCCGAGTTTTTCAGTGTGGATCATCAAATCAGAGTTTCCATTGATAAGATTGACATACTTATCTTTCAAGCTTGGCTTGTCTTTGGTGGCATTGCCATTGTCATCATATTCAGATACCTGACGGCTGATGTAAATAACATTCATTGGCAATGCTTTGAGGTCAATGACTAATTCTGTGATAGCTTGGTTAAAGAAGTCGTATCCTTTGCCGTATGGAATTTCCGACAAGGATTTCAAGCGAGGTTTACCAACTGGGGTTAATTCATCACAAACTGCAATCTTAATCATTTCAATAACATCGTCAATTACATCAATAACGACTGTTTCATAAGAGTGCTTCTGTGTCTGGAGAGCAAGCAAGATATCTCCAAGCTGCTTAATTACTGAATTGGTAATTCGTCCCTTGTCATCTTTTTCATTGATCAGCTGAATGCTTGGAACAGTGTTAGCTTCTGCATTCCCGTCTGTGTTCAAAACGATTGGATTTGGGAATTCATTTGCAAGATAAGACTTTCCGCTCATGGTTTCACCGTAGATGAAAAAATTTCTTGGAGTATCCACTGGAACTTGTGGTTTATTTACTGGAAGTGTAAATGCCATTAGAGAACCCCTCCAATAATATCCTTAATCATGTCCTCAATTGATGAACGGTCACGCTTGATAGGTTCAACTTCTGATCCATTCGGATAGGTCAATTTGTATTCCGCTTCAACTGCGACAATTTCATAGTCAAAAGCTGCAGCAAGAGCCTTGTAAGTCTTTTTGTTGTCTTCGTATTTTTTACGAGGAAGCTTCAAACAATATTCCAAGCTGCAAAAGTCAGCTGCAAATGCTAAAGAACTTCTGTCCTTGTAAGAATTAAGAAATTCTCCAGTTTTACGGCTACGAAATACGATCATTTCAGTTGTTTTATTCATTTTGTTTTCCTCTTTTTTAACTTTCTTTATAATAAAATTCAATTACATTTACATCATGCTGCTGACGACTTCCTGTTATACGCCAGAGCAATTGTCGATAATCATCATATTCTCCAGAACCTTCTTCTACTGGATCCAATACGACAATAGTTTGGTATTTGTGTTGCAAGCCGTCTACTCCGACACCTAACACTTGACTAGTAGCAACCACGAATTTCTTATAAAGTCCTTCTTGAATATCGCCCGTCCAAATTCCAATTTCAGGATGGCGCTCGCTAATGACGTTGACAATCTGCTTAGATTTACTGACAATCAACATATCGTGTGGTGCTCGTTCGATTAAACCGTCAAGTTGTAACATCAATGGCGTATCCGCATTTACTGGCTTTAATTTTGGAAAATCGACTGCTACGCCTGTTTGATTAAGGTAGCGTTCAAAGGTCTTTCTTCCAAACGATTGCTTGGCCATTGCAGTTTTGCCGTCCACTGTTACAAGATTTAGTTTTCTAAATTCTGCAAGTTTTTCTGGATTGCCAGAGGCGACTCTCTTTTGGTAAAACTTAATCTCAAAACCGTTATTCTCAACTGCATTCTCAATCTTTTCAATGTCTTCCCAGCGGAAAAAGTTCGGCAAGTTTGAGATATAACTTTCATAATTCCTGAAATCTTCCCACTTCTCTTTTGAGTAGCTGAATGGATCATAGACCATTTTCCCATGAGTCTTTTGCCAGTCAAATTTATTATTTGGGGTTGCCCAACCAAATACCGTTTTTTCAAGCGGATAGAAATTTTGTCCTTTTTTCCGGATTGGTGTCGCTGAAAGACCTATCGTGTATTTTCGCTTTATTTTGCGATATAAGGCCACTTGTTTGTCAGAAGACATATTCTGCCATTCGTCTACTATCAGCACATCACAATCTAATTTATGCCCCTTTTTGACTTGATTTTGAAGATATCTATCTGTCTGAATGATAATCTCAACATCTTTATCAAAATTCATAAACTTGACTGCATCTATCCAACCATTCAGAATAGCTAGTCGATTGTTTGTGATGATGATTTTTTTAGCTTTTTTATGTTTTGCAATAGCAAGTGCACAGATCGTTTTACCTCTGCCCCCAAGAGCCTCTAAAAAGATTCCATTAGATAAATGTTCACTTCTTTTAATCGCTTCAGCTTGCCACTTTCTTAGCGTTATTGTGATACTCACTCACCACCTTTCCGATATCATGAACCACTTCTTCAATATCATTTCTCATTGCCCAAAATAATCCAAGTCTTGCTGCTGCTCGAATATCTTGATGATGACTTTTTTCAAATTTCCAAAGGTCTAAGATTTTCAAAAGATCGTTTGGAATATCCGACTTGTAACCTGCATTGAATTGAAGAATGGCACCTGGATAGCAAAGTTGGATATAGGCGATGGTTTCTGCCACGCTATTATCTTTCGACTTGTCGTTATCCCTCGCCTTAAATTCTTCAACAATAACTACATCGAATTCAAGATTTGTTCCGATTTCGTGAAACCAATCAGCGAAACCTCTCATACCATAAGAGACAACCCAGCTATCAACTAATCTTGCATTATCCAACAAGACAACTCCTGTTGTGCTGGTTTCAATTTTATTACTGCTTGGATCAATAGCTAAAATTTTCATCAAACACCAACTTTCTCAGTTAGCACTCCTGGATAAAGGGCAGTGTTAAACCAATTTTGTTTATTTACCTTTGCAAAGGCAAATAGCGATTTAACTTCTTTTGCTTGCTTCTCAAATTTTCGAATATCTTCCTCCGATTCAAAGATAGGTTTTTCCTTGTATTTAGCAACTGTGACCAACTTGTATTCCGGAGTGAATACTGGCTTTTCATTTCCTTGATCAAGATTTGTTTCGTCTACTTTTACAAAACGAATCGCAACATCAAATAGAAAACCTTCAGTAACAAGTACTTCAATCGATTCTGGTCCAATCACAACTGCTAGTGAATCTGTTACTCGTGTTTTATTCATCAATTCCATTACTTAATCACCAACTTTTCTGTCCGGACAAGCTCCGCACCTTTGACTTTCTTGCCAGATTTAAGCAACTCTTTGAGTGTTTTTTTGTCCGGCGCAAGCGTCACTTTTTTTGTAAAATATTTTTTCGGAAGGTCGTCTTCGTTGACCTTGACTGATTCTGGATTCTTAGCAATTTTTATAATCAGGGCACCACTCTTAACTTCGGTTTGCCCCGTGACATTCATAGCTGCCATAATGTTATCCTTTACATAATCCAGCTTTTTCTGTGCCACCTGTTTCTTGGCTTTGAAGCTCTCTTCCTCAGCCTTGTACATGGCCACGTCGGCTTCTAGATTCTTGATAACATGGGCATATCCTTCTGCTTTCTGTTCGAATTGTTCTTGCCAATCGATAGCCTCAAGTGTGTCCGTTTTTGTTTCGTCATCAATATCCATTTGATAAATTGTCAGAAACTGACCTGTCAGTCCGTATAAACTAGCCATTTTTTCTACCTCTCTGATTTTGTTTGTGAGTTTTGTTAGTCCAATACCTGATTTGGTTAAATCAGCGTTGGACGTAAATAAATGATTTTGATTCATTCTAGCAATTTCGTTTTTAGATAAACATGCCAGGTTTGAAATATCATAGTTTGTTTTATCACCGTCCAAGAAGACAATCGAATGCCCTTTTGGTATTGGCCCGTGATGTTCCTCCCAAACCTTGCGGTGTTTCAAAACCCATTGATTAGGTTCTCCAATCTTTTCTTTTGGATAACCGTTTGTTGTGTAGTTGATAGTACCGACAGGTACATAATTCGGAGGTCGATTACCTTTTTTGAACTGCCCGCCGTTTTTTGGCATATTGGGGTACTTCTTCCCCTTATTGTGAGGAGTCTGACCTTTCTCGAATCTTCCTGTCAAACCACTATGTAGATTATTATTTCTTCGATAACTCTTAATCTGTTTCTCAGTCAGTGATAATCCAAATTTTAGGTTCATTTCATTTGCGACATCGCGAGAAATCTTATTTTTTTGGATTGACACAAGGTAATCATGTTGTTCTTTTGTCAACAATTTACCTTGATATACTTTTCCAACAGGTAACCCTAAACGTCTGCGTACTTCTCCTATTTGAGTCTTGGTATAGGTCGTACCAAATTTCTCATTTAGTAACCTGGTTACTTCAGGAGTTAATCGGCCAGGGCATATCTCATGCATGTACTCTGTATACTCATCCTTCCAGCAAAGCGATCGGGGCATTATCCTCACCTGCCTTATCTTTGAACTTCTTAGCATCCAGGGCGAGCTGTCCTGCTTGTAAGATTTGGCTAGAGATAGCGACCATCTGTTTTGAACGTTGGAGTTCCGTCTTTAATTCATCTGCAGTAAGATCCCTATCGTCCAATGTTTCCAACTGGGCGAAAAGAGTATTGGTTAAATCTGTCAATTTATTTCGAACCATCTACTTCGTCACCTCTTTCATCAATTTATTTGCTTCTTTGATTAACAAACGCATAACATTGCTATCCGTTTCTTTTTCTGCTGCTCTTGTCAGCATATCCACCCACTCACGTCTAGTATCATTCTTCCAATCAACCAACTCAGTGAGCGCTTGTGTGTGGTTATAGTAAGGTGAATAGTCGTATGACTTATCTTCCAAGCGAACGCATCTGCCTGCCTTGATGTCTTTGGCTAAGTTCGCTCTCACATTACTATTTGTTGTACCAACAGCCTCAGCCACTTCATCATGTGAGGCAGCAGGGTGCTCTTTATAATATTCCCTAATTCGTTCCGCTTGAGTCATTTAATCATACGCCCTTCCCTTAAATTCATTTTTGATTTCCACGCTCTCGCACTTTACGCATTCAAAAGGTGGATAGTTATCATACCAATCAAACTCACGTCCACAATCTGCGCACGTACATTTCCATAAGTACATCATTTTCTCCTTAGTTTTAATTGAAAATTCTCTGCTTCTAATCTCTTTCTCAAAGATTGTTCCTGTTGCAATCGCTTCTTGAGAACATCGATTTCATGTTGCATATGCGCCATCATTTTTAGATCACGCATCTTCTCTCTACGCTTGCAAGTGGATAAATCCCACGCTTGTCTATCCCATACGATTTGCATATTGTACTCTCCGTGGCTCTGGTAATGCCAGAGGTTCTGGGCGCAAGCCTACAGGCGGTTCGTTGTCGTATGTAAAACCCCTGAACGGACGACGGATATTCTTGCGGATTTCTTGGCGTTCTGCCTCTCTACCACGTTCGTAAGCATGGTTATACCCTTGAATAATCATAGACGCAAATTCTTGCTCTTCTCGTCTTTCTTCCTCTTTTTGCTTTTCTAACTGATGAGCTAAAATACCTGCGCTGATAAACCCTAAAATCACTGCGCCATTTCCTAAAAGCTGGCTAACTATTGACGGTTCGTTCATTGTTCTCTCTCCTCTAAATCTTTAATTTTTTCTCTTTTTCCAACCAATTTTTTATTTTTGTTAAAAAGTTCATCCGACTGACCTTATTTTCTTGCTTTTCACCATTTCTTTCTTCCATGACTGACTGCCTCGATATTGCAGATAAGCATCAAAACCTTTGATTGTGACAAGCTGGCCATCATTTCTGAGGTGTTTTTGTTGACTAGGTAGCTTCTTCATCTCGCGTCTCATGTCTCCCGCTTGTCGCTTTGAGCATCCAAAGATGTGTTCTAATTCTTCATCATTAGCAGAGACTTTTTCAATAATCACATCTTTAATTCTTACAATTTCAACTGCTTCCATTTTTACTCCTTTCGTGTTATAATTCAGTTAGTTATTTTGATATGCGCCTGACTTTGTTAGGTGCTTTTTTGTTTATTTGCAATCCAATCTTCTTATTCTGCTATAATGTAAGCAGAAAGGAGGATAACTTATGACTAAGTCTGATTTGGCACCCTATCTAAATGCAGTTACAAATGAAGATGGCGCTCTTCTAATCTGCAAAACAGAGCAAGGTGCATATATTGGCGATTTTAGCCCTTCATGCGATGAAGAAGATTTTGTGCTAACTTACGAAGACGTTTCAGTCTCTTTGTCTTACGCACAGGTTCTTTCTGCAACTCTTTTGAAGGCTTAATCGCTGGTTTTAAATGGTCATTCATCCAAATACTAAACAAAAATTGACACTGTCCAACCGTCTTTTTTGTTCTAGTGCTTGGGTGGATTTTTATTTGTTGGTAATCCTCCCAAGCTAATTTATGTCCATACCCTTTTAGAATTTTTGTGAACAATTCAAAAGGTACTTCAAATGTAATCTTGTCAAGCCCAGTAGATTCTACATAATCTTCTGGTAACTCAAACAGTTCTCTGTCTGTCATTCTTTCTCCTCTTTGGTTATATAAACAGCTCAGTCTATCAAGATTTTGAGAAATCAATTTCAGATTCTCACTAATCGAGCGTGACTTTTTTTGATATGGTAATCTCAGAAATTTACCACCAGAGCTGACTACCTTAATGATTTTTTCAAGGTGATCTTTTTCTTTTTCAAGAGCATCAATAAATTCTTCCATAGACTCTCCTTACTAAGCTTCCTCAAATCTTTCTTACTCAATCCCGTAATCTTCAATAACTTGAAGAATGAAACTGTTCGCTCGTGGTCCCTTCGTCGTCCCACTTAAGATGTTCGTTACTTCCTGTCGTTTAAAGCCATAAGCAACCGCTAGAGTTGTTTTTTTAATACCCTTGTCTTTCAGAAAAGCATTGACTTTCTCACGACCGTTTGCGATATCTGGCATATATGTTCCTCCTTTTTCCAAAAATAAAAAATACCCTATCTAACTGATAGAGCATGTGATATAATAGTGACGGCACATCTGCCTTAGAAGGGAGGTGGAGCCTATGGTAGATTACATCTTCACAAATATTATTCTACCCTTGGTGGTCGGTATCATCCTGATAGTCATTGAAAAATGGCTAAACAAGAAATAGCGACCAACCCACCTTTCTAGCGTAGACTAGAAAAAGCCCTTGCTTTTGTGGTTATCAGCAGGGGCTTTTTTTGTAGTTATAGTAGACTACATCTTCACTTCTCCCCTATTATCTCACATGCTCTATTCAATTGTCAAGGAACAAGTAAATAAGAAACAACTAAAAATTTAACTATTTTTTGTGTTGTCGCTTGACTTTTTACAATCTATTGTTTAGAATAAAAGCATAAGAAAAAGCACTAATAAAACTATAAATACCGTTCGCCAAAACATTTTTATAATTTATTTCTTAGTTGTTTTTTTAGTTGTAACTTACTTACAAAAACTATTGTAAACTATTGATTGTGTTTTGTCAACAACTTTACACACAAAAGTTTAAATATTTTTTGTCATGTCTTAGAAAGGCTGATAAATCAATGTTTTCTTTGTTTGAAAAAATTAAAGAACTTTGCCAAAAACGAGGAATTTCTATAAATTCTCTCGAAGAAACACTTGGATATAGCAGAAATACAATCTATAGCATGAAGAGTAAAAAACCAAATGCTGAAAGATTACAAGAAATCGCCGACTACTTCAATGTCTCAACTGACTACTTACTTGGCCGTACAGATAATCCAGTTATAGCTGGAGATAAGGTCGCAAAGGCAGAAATAGACCTCAAAAAAGACGCAGCAGAAAGTTTCTTTTACGATGGACACGAACTCAACGACGAGGATTTAGACCTCATCTCCTCACTACTAGAAGCTCGTATGAGAAATAGAAAGTAATACTTGCCTATGACAACACCCGAACAAGTCTGTTCTGAACAAGGTATCGATCTAGTTTATTTTGATGGTAGAGGTTCCCACAATAAAGGACTTTACAACCAACCCCACAATCTCATAGCGGTAGACACTTACCTAGATGATATTGAGAAAAAGAAAGTCATCTATCACGAGATAGGACACAAAGAGCACGACCCAGAACAGTACAAACGAAGACGAGAAGAATACGAACTCCAAGCAGATAGAAACATGATACACTACCTGCTAAAAGAAGAACTTGAAACAATGGATGACTTCACTAATTTCAACTACCTTCATTTCATGGAGAAATACAACCTCAAAACCATGACAAATGAAATCATGGTCAAGGAAGAATATTTATCATTAGTAAATTAAAAAAGGAGTATCAATATGGAAATTGATAAAGTAAAAGCTGATTTAAAACAAGTCGGCAAACGTGTAGCAGAACTCAGCCAAAGCATTACGAATGAAGAACAAACAAAGAATGCCTTCATTATGCCGTTCTTCCAAGCGCTTGGATATGATATCTTCAATCCACTTGAATTTGTCCCGGAATTTACTGCCGACGTGGGCATTAAAAAAGGCGAAAAAGTCGACTATGCGATCATTTTGGATGGCGAGCCTCAAATCCTAATTGAATGTAAATCAATTACAGAAAACCTTACTAAGCACGACTCTCAACTATTCAGATATTTCGTAACTACTAAATCAAAATTCGGTATCTTGACAAATGGTAGAGAATATAAATTCTTTACTGATTTAGACGAACCGAATAAAATGGATACAACTCCATTCTTGACAATAGATGTTACTGATATCAAAGAGAACCAATTTACTGAGATTATCAAATTCCACAAAGAGAATTTTGATATTGATAATATTGTTTCATCAGCTTCTGAATTGAAATATCTCAACAATCTTAAAGCGTTTCTGACTGAAAATATCACTACACCTTCAGACAGCTTCCTCAGATATCTAACATCAGAAATCTATGAAGGTCGTGTGACTCAAAATATCTTAACGACATTTTCTCCTATCATCGTGAAAGGATTTAATCAATTCATCACAGAAAGAGTTAATGAAAAATTAAGTGCTGCACTTAATACAAGCGTTGAAACAAAAGTAACAACCGATATTCCAAAAGTTGAAGCTGAACCTGAAGAGATTGTTGAAGTAGCTGACGAAATTATCACAACTCCTGCTGAGTTAGAAGTTTATACTGTTGTTAAAATGCTTGCTAGGGATGTAGTTTCTCCAGAACGTGTATTTTACAGAGATAACCGAAGCTATTTCAATGTTTTGGTTGATGATAATATCAAAAAATGGGTATTACGTTATCGTTCTAATTCAAAGAAAAGCACTATCGAAATTCGTGATAAAGGTATCTTCCCAGTATCTACTCCTCTCGAAGTTGCAAATTATGCCGACGAGATTTTAGAAGTAATCAAGAAATTCTCGTAACACAAAAAATCCCCACACTCAAATTTTGGTCGAGGAGAGTGTGAGGAACTTACGTATAAGAAATAACCATTCAAAAGGTCATTTTCTTATACCCATTTTATCAAAAAAGTGAGGTAAACGCAATGTGGATGGAAGAACTTCCGAACGGAAAATACAAATTTTTTGAGCGATATAAAGATCCATATACTGAGAAATTAAAAAAAGTTTCAGTGACCATGGAGAAGAAAACTCCCCAGGCAAGAAATCAAGCTGCTATCTTATTGCAAGAGAAGATAAATAAAAAACTAAGCACAAAACAAGTAGAAAGCATTACATTTGAAGAAATCTATAACCTTTTTTATAAATCATGGGCGCAAACAGTAAAGGAATCAACAAAACATAATTGTAAATCAGTTGATAAGAAGATGAAGGAAGTCATACCATCCGATACCATACTTGCTAATCTTGACAGGCGTTTTCTTCAAGAGGCTATTGAAAAAATTATTGAAAGCAACGGATATATTACAGCTAAAAAAGTACGGCATAGGCTCAGAGGTATCTTTAATTACGCTGTTCAATACTCTTACATTGAAAACAACGAGGTCGATTATACTACGATTCCTCAAAAACCAAAGACTTTAGAAGAACTGGAAAAAAAGCGTAACAACTTTCTCACCATGCAAGAAATAAAAGCACTTGTCGATGTCCTTAATCGTCGAGAATATCACCAAAAGTACGCTGATATGGTTCTTGTGCTGACATTAACTGGTATGAGATATGGTGAGTTAACTGCCTTACAACTGAAGAATATAGACTTCGAAAACAACAAAATTGAGATCACAGGTAATTTTGATTCAGTAAACAAAATCAAGACGCTACCAAAGACTACAAATTCAATACGGACAATCAAAGTATCAGAGAGTGTCATAGAAGCTATTCAAAGACAAATAGTACGACTTAGCGAACGTTTCCAGCCATTGTCAAGCGATGATTATATTTTCTGTTTTGAAAAATGGAATCAACCTACAACAATAGCTTGCTTCATACAGATATTAAAAAAATATGGAAAACAGGCCAAAATAGAAAAAAACTTATCTAGCCATATTTTTAGGCATTCTCATATTTCGTTTTTAGCAGAGTCTGGCCTCCCAATAAAATCAATAATGGATCGAGTTGGGCACTCAAATGCAAAAATGACTTTGGAAATCTATTCTCATACTACTGAAGATATGGAGGATAAACTGGTCAATAAATTAGATACTATTTTTTAATTCTGCCCCTTGGTTGCCCCTTTTTGATTTCATAACACAACAAAACCCCTTGAAGATATTGATAATTCAAGGGGTTGCTTTATATCGTTATAATTCATCGGCATGAATCGGGAAGACAGGATTCGAACCTGCGACACCTTGGTCCCAAACCAAGTACTCTACCAAGCTGAGCTACTTCCCGAGTTAAATAGAAAAATGCACCCTAGAGGAGTCGAACCTCTAACCGCCTGATTCGTAGTCAGGTACTCTATCCAGTTGAGCTAAGGGTGCTCCATATTATGCCGAGGACCGGAATCGAACCGGTACGATCGTTACCAATCGCAGGATTTTAAGTCCTGTGCGTCTGCCAGTTCCGCCACCCCGGCCTCTCTAAGCGAACGACGGGATTCGAACCCGCGACCCCCACCTTGGCAAGGTGGTGTTCTACCACTGAACTACGTTCGCACTGTTTTCTTCTATCTAAAAATGCCGGCTACATGACTTGAACACGCGACCCTCTGATTACAAATCAGATGCTCTACCAACTGAGCTAAGCCGGCTCATTTGTTATATCTTAATGCGGGTTAAGGGACTTGAACCCCCACGCCGTTAAGCGCCAGATCCTAAATCTGGTGCGTCTGCCAATTCCGCCAAACCCGCATATATGACCCGTACTGGGCTCGAACCAGTGACCCATTGATTAAAAGTCAATTGCTCTACCAACTGAGCTAACGAGTCTAAAATAACTTGCGTTACCTTAAACGGTCCCGACGGGAATCGAACCCGCGATCTTCGCCGTGACAGGGCGACGTGATAACCGCTACACTACGGGACCTTTGGGAGTTAACGGGATCGAACCGCTGACCCTCTGCTTGTAAGGCAGATGCTCTCCCAGCTGAGCTAAACTCCCTAGAGCTAAGCGACTCTACAGTCCAAAAGTAGACGGTCCAGATTTTGAATTGATTAAGAAACTCTGTGATGCCGGTGTAGATGTCATTGCAGAAGGAAAAATTTATACACCAGAACAAGCCAAACAAATCCTTGAATATGGAGTGCGAGGCATCGTTGTTGGTGGCGCTATTACTAGACCAAAAGAGATTACAGAACGTTTTGTAGCGGGATTAAAATAG